AATATTGATAATGATAATAATTTTTATTCAAGTTATTCTCAACAAGATACTGCTAACAATAGCACAAATAATTTAATTTCTAAAAAAAAGAATAACAATAATAAAACTCAGAAAAAAGTGTCAATTAGTGATAATGATGATACATATTTTACTCCAAAAGTAAATAAACTCATGAATGCCTTAAATAATACAAGTGAAGAAGAAGAAGATGATGATGGAAAATTACATAATTTTACTCCTATATCTCCACCAATATCAGCTGGAGTTCAAAATACTATACTAAGAGATAATTCTACTGCATCAAAAAGTAAATATAATGCAAATTCGGCAAATATCTCAGACGATCCTAATCAATATGTTAAACAAATTATTCCTCCCCCAGAAAATGTCATAAACCAATATCCTCTATTTAATGATTCTAATTACTTTAGCAGCTCTCAACAATCATATCCATCAAATTATATACAAAACTATGGTATAAATAATAATGGTGGAGGAGGTACAGGAGATGATATTATGATGAGAAAATTAAATTATCTAATTCACTTATTAGAAGAGAAGCATGATGAACGTACAAATAATGTAATGGAAGAAGTTATTTTATATTCATTTATAGGAATTTTTGTAATATTTATTGTTGATAATTTTACTCGGGTTGGACGTTACAAGAGATAAAGATTATTTGTAAATAATTATTTAACTTTTATCTCACCATCTATGGTAAATTTACCATAGAAATATTTTTGGATAATTATAGCAATGCCGATTTTATTTTCCGACTTGTTGTAGTTTTTATTGGTAAATGAGTTATAAATATATTTTATTTTCTAAATAAAGTAGAAAATAAAAACAGCATTGCTCTAATTGTCCTAAAGGTGTATTATCGTATATTATACCGAGCGATAAATTAAGTATTCATATTTATTACTGGACTTACCATCTTAGCATTTAATTGTGTTCTACTTAAATAATAATTCTTCAAGTCGCTGTTACAATACCCAACTTTTGGTTGTGTTGCATCATGAACTGAATTATATAGTTTTGGTGTATTTGAACCAGAAACTATTTCAGTATTAGGATTCAAACCTAATTCATAAAAACATTCTGCATTATTATATTTGCGAATTTCATTGGCATGATTTTGAAGATATTGGCGATAAGACCAATTGGTTTGGATCTTTTCAAACCTCTTTATAACTTCATCTGTTTCAGCAGATGATGTGTATGCAGTGAACATCCTTCCATCTCCCATCATAGCAGGTTGTGAAAAAAAGGCATTATTACTCCTATTATCTGGACATGAATTTTGATAAGCAGTCCCCCAACTCATTTTATATATTGTATGTATATAAAATAAAATTTAAATTATCTTTTTTTACTATTTACATTTATTGCATTGAAAAATTTAATAATATTAAATTTTTTACTCAAACTACTACTAAAGTTGTTAGAATAATTGTCTAAGGTGTAATAATATTATTTTACAGGAAATGAAGGTGACATGGCAATACCACAAACTCCTTCATCATTTGTGCTATCACTTCGTCCAATCTTAATATAACCCCTATCGCCCCATGTTTCTCCCCAAGAATTTTTAACAAGCCAATATTTTTCTCTATTTTCAATACCATAACCAATAATAATAACTCCGTGATCAAGATTTGTCCCACAAGTAGAACCAGTTAAAACACCACTTGAATAATGTTGAAAATATATAGTGTCAGCTTCAATGGCAATAGATACTGGACCTTTACTTGAGACAGCATCTTTTAAAATAATCTGATTATTTTCTGGTATACTATAACATGCACTTATAGTAGCAACAGGTTTACATGATTTACATACACCATCTTGAGCTTGATAAGGATAATCTAAGTCGCTACATTGGCCTCCATTTTTAATTAAATAATTAAAAGCCCATGTCATCATCCCACCATTACACCCGCTATTTATTTTACTACAATCCACGAGTTGTTGCTCAGAAAGATTATACAGAGGGGAGTTAATAGAATTTGCACCCTCAATTGCCGCTGTAGTACTAAATGCCCAACATGAACCGCAATCCCCTTGATCTTTTACAACAGTAACTCGTCCTTCTTTGCGATAATCAACTTCGTCTCTTGCAATATTTTCGCTGCTAATATAGTCATCACAATTTAATCCAAATTGCAGTTGAGGTTTAGATAGTCCTCCTTGTCTAACAAATGCTTTGAATTCATCATTAGTCATATCACTAAATTTATTTACACCTAAAGTAAAAGTTGAATTAGCATTAATATTATGAGATTCAATAAATTTAATATTGTCTTTAAAAATTTCAAAACGCATTTTGGCTTCTTCTAAAGAGGAGTATATCTTTTCAAACTTTTGTTGAAATTTTGAGAAAAGGAACCATTCATTAGCTGTGATGCTGGTAAAAACCAAAGTGAATACTAAGAATTTAATCATATTATAATATATGAATATATAAAATAATATTTAAATAGAAATTTTCTTATATTATAAAAAATAAAATTATAATTTAGATTACACCGACCGAAAAGAAAAATGAGACAAAGTTTCATTTAGAGCAAATCTGATTTTATTTGCTAAATAATTCAGCAAATAAAATATATTCATAACTCATTTACCGAGAAAAGATTATGGCAAGTCGGCAAGTCGGCAAATAAAAATGGCATTTCTATAATTCTTTAACTATCTATAAATCTAAATTCATACTAGAAAGAGGGGTTTTATTCTTAGAATTATTCTTTTTACGAGATGATTTTGGTAAATTAATTCCTGATCCTAATTCTTGTAAGTCTTGAAATGATACGGTGCTTGAATTATTATCTGGCATTGAGAATTCTTGAGGTTTATCAAATTGAGAAGAATTATACGAGGATGATTGTTGTGGTTGAGCAGGTGGGGCTGATTGTTGAATATTAATTGTTTTCGTTTTAAGTTTAGATAAAACATCTGAAATGTCACTTGGACCCTTCATTTCTTGACGCTGTTTGGGTGTAGAACCTTGAGGTCTTTGACTTCTTTGAAATGCTGGTTGCGAAGAAGATTTTTCTTGAAATTTTATATTATCTTCTTTAAAATTTGGCTGACGACTTCCCATAGAATTTATGCCTGCACTTCCACCTCCTCCACCTCCGTTATTTTGTTTGAATTGCCCATAAGAGTTATTTCCTCCTCTGGATCCATAACTAGGTTCTTCTACTTCCTGTGTTCTGATAGGTGCAGGCGGACCTCTATTCATATCTCCCATAATACCATTGACAAACCCCGAAAATCCAGGAGATTTTTCACTCATACTTTGAACTGCGGCAGTTTGAAATGAACGCATAAGATCTGGATTTTGTCTCATAATGTCATCCATATTAGGGAGAGAAGATTTAAACATTGTATTTGACATATGAACCATCATGGCACTTCCTCCGAGTTGAAAAAGGAGACGAAGTTCTGGATAAAGAGTTCCACGAGATTTATATTTTTCATAAAGTTCTCCGAAAACATCATCATAGTCAGTAATATTTTCTGTTACTTGTTCTGTTAGTCCGTCAAGATTTACATCAAATGGATCAAATTTTTGATTTAAAAATTCAACCCCTTGAATAATTGTCATCATAACATTTGATTGAAATTTAATGGAGTTAGATTTATTTTTTTCTTCTTCAATTGTTAAAAATTCTGCTTGCATTTCAGATAGAGGTGAATCCATATTATATTTTTTACTCAAAGTTATTCCATTTTTCTCTAATTTCTCCAATTTTCTTAGATATTCAAATTTTTGTTTTAAAAGTTCTTCTTTTGTTAAATTTGGTGTAATAGGTATGGCTTTGTCAGGATTAATAGGATTATTGTTAAATTTTTGAAATCCATCCCAACTTGGAGCATCATCTTGTAATTTTGATGAAGTATATTTACCAACTTCTGGTTCTTCATTAAATTTAACATTTTTATTTTCATCATCACTATCATATCTATCATTATCAATGTTTAATTTGAATGATGATGAATCATTATCAACAAGACTATTAAGATCATTTTCAAGTTCAGTTAAATCATTAAAATCAATTTCATCCATATCGTTATTTCCTTTATTTTTATTAGAATTTTTTCTATCAGTATTCATTAAAAGTTCTACACCAAATAAATCTTTATTAGAATTAGAAATTTGAATTATGTTATCCATAGTTTAATTAATATGTTTTTTTTAAATAGTATTTTTTACGAAGAGTAAAATTATATTCTAAACTTATTACATCGACCGAAAAACCATAACTGACAAATTTTCAATGATAATAATACATTTCGCGCAAATATTTTGATATCAACTATGCTAACAAAACACTAAATTCGGTTGTTATTTATTTTACTGGTTAAATAATGATAATATATTATAAAAAGTTATCTATCTATATACTAATACTAATAATATGGATGAATGTGAAAAATTTTTTAAAAAGGCATCAATATTTAGAAAACATGGTATTTATATTACTTATATTGTATTAATATATTTAATCATTGTATTTATTTTATTGATAACTCCAAAGTATTATAGTAATGCATTATTATTGACATTTTTTATGACATTAATATTCTATATTATATTGGTATTAACTAATAATAATATATCGAGAAATAATAGTGAATTTTTTTCAGGTATTATAAATTTATTTTCATTTATCAAAAGTATTTATGAATTTATTATAAACTCAAATACTATTGTATTAGTGACAGTTTTATTTATAAATATTCTTATATTATTTTTATTAATAACTTATTTATCACGATTATTTATTACAACTAATTATACTTTTTGGATTACTATATATATATGTATAATTGGTTTAATTACATTGGGAGATGTATTTTTTATGTGTGCGCTACTTCTTAGAATTATTGAAAAATTTACAGGTAAAGAACCGGTTTTAAGTTTAGATTTTTTAAATAATTTTACAATTTATATAATTATGTATTGTTTAATAATATTTTTTATTTTATTAACTTTATATTATTATTACTATACCAAAAATCATAATGATACAAGTATTCAATTATTAAATGAACCGGTTTCATTAAAGGTAGAAACAAGATTACCAGATTATTTTGATATTTATGGATTTGTAAAAAATAAAGATACAAATAAATTTGTAAAATATTATAATTTTAGTGTTTCTTTTTGGTTTTATATAGACACGACTAATGGAGCAATAGATAAGTATAAAACTATATTTAATTGCGATTATAATCCTATTGTAATGTATAATCCTGGAAATAATTCATTAAAGGTTTCTATATTTAGTGAAAAAATATTTGAAAATTGCAAATTACTTATTAAAGGAGATGAAACATTAGAAAAAATAAAAGACTGCAAAACAAATAGTACAAATATTATATTTGAAAGTAAAGATTTTTCTCCACAAAAATGGAATAATATGGTATTAATTTATAACAATGGAATTATAGACATTTTTTATAATAATGAATTGGTAAAATCTTCTAAACAAAAAATACCATATATAGAAACTCAAAATATTACTATTGGAGAATTTGATGGATTAAACGGAGGAATTTGTAATATAAAATATTTTAAAAGTTCAATTAATAGTAGTCAAATAAATGAAATGTATAATAATGTTAAAAAATATAATCCTCCTATTTCAAAAATAATATAATAATATTATATTTATATATACTATGGCTGATTATAGAAAATTTCTTGCAAATATAACTCCTTCATATCCTTCATATAATAATCTTTTTAAAGAATCAAGTGGTGCACCTAGTTACGATTTTTTTAAGCCAACTTCTGGTAATACCTCGTCATCAGGAAGTTCATCAGGAAGTTCGTCGGGAGGTTCAGCAGCTATTTCTAATGTATTAATGGTTGTTCTTATAATTGCTATATTATTTTTTTTATTTAGAACAATGTCTTCATCATCATCCTCTTCTGATCAAAATAATAAAAATACGGACCAAGATATACCAGCATCTTCTACAACAACTGCGTCATCTTCTTCATCTGGGTGGTGGAATCTTTTTTACATTATTATTATTATTATGATGATTGCTTTTATAATGAGTGGTAATTTTGGAAATATGGGAAGTGTGGCAATATTTATATTAATTTTAGTAATTTGTTACATTATTTATAACTATGTTTTCTCAACAAATTCTAAATTAACTTCAGGAATTAATGATGCGACAAAATCTCAAATTATATTAGTTCCAACAGGATCTTCAACATCTAATTTTACATATTCTATTTGGATTTTTATTAGTGACTGGTCTTATAATTATGGTCAAATAAAACCCATTTTTAAAAGAGGAAGTGGTATACCATCACTTGATATATCACTTGGAGAAACTGAGAATGATTTAATAATTAAACAACAAGTTTTTAATTCTGTTTCATCTACTGAAGGAGAATCGTCTATACAAACTATTATTATACCAAATATACCTATTCAAAAATGGGTTAATATAACATTGAGTGTTTATGGAAGGACATTTGATACTTATATTGACGGTAAATTGGTAAAAACAACATTATTAAGAGGTCCTGCTGATATACTAAATGGAACTGATATGTTACTGACACCATATGGTGGATTTTCAGGATATACATCAAAATTTCAATATTGGAGTGATAGTATAGATCCTGTTACAGCTTATACAATTTATCAACAAGGGTATAGTGATAATGCATTATTTAGTAATCCTTATGAAGTTAAAGTATCTGTATTAGATAATAATCAAGAAACAACTAGTTTTAAAATTTAAGATTAACACGTATTTTTATGCACATACCTGATGTAGCATTTTATCGGTAAATGATTTATTATTTACCGATAAATGTGTTCAATGTAAAATTACAAAAATAAACTATCAGATAAATGTTACTGAAAATAAATCTAAGAAATGTTGTAATTATTTCTTAGATTTATTTTAATATAATATAATTATATATGGCTTCAATATTAGAAAATACAGCATTTATATTATTAGTATGTTTTACTTTTACAATAGTATTAAATTTAGGGATAAAATTATTTGCGTGGCTTTTTAATACAGTTAATGTCCATATAATTGATGGAATGATTAATTCTAAACAATTATTTGTGGTTCCTCAAGATCCTTCTGTTTCAAATGCTGTTACAATATATCGTTCAAATGATCAACAAGGAGGAATAGAATTTACATGGTCTATTTGGGTTTTTATAGATGATTTAACTTATAATGAGGGGAAATATAAACATGTTTTCAGTAAAGGAGATAATAATTCAACAGATAATGGCAAAATGTCTTTAAATAATGCTCCCGGGCTGTATATAAATCCAAATACAAATGATATGACTGTTTTTATGAATACATTTATAAATCCTGGGACAACTGATAAGTCAATGATAGAAGAAGAAGTTGTTATTAAAGATGTCCCCATGAACAAATGGTTTAATGTTATAATTAAATGTCAAAATAAAGATTTAATAGTATATGTAAATGGGATGGTTGCTAATAGTATTAAACTTCATAATGTTCCAAAGCAAAATTATGGTTCAATTTATATGTCAAATAATGGAGGTTTTAGTGGAAATACATCAAACTTATGGTATTACAGTTATGCCTTATCAAGTATAGAAATTCAAAATTTAGTAAAGAATGGACCAAATACTTCTATAGTATCTGGAAGTACAATAAATCAAAAGAATGCCGATTATTTATCACTTCGTTGGTATTTCAATAAATAAATTCTTTGTGTAAAGTTTTATTACACCATATAAGTTTACTATCTAATCTTAATATCTAATATTTGGATTAATACATTTATTCATTGATGGAAAAATTTCTCCTGACATACATGTATCATTTATACCAACTCCAATACAAGTTCTTAATCCTCTTTCTTCTCCAATATAGCAAAATCCCCTTTTACCATTTGGATTTTCTCCATTATCATCATTGGCTTTAATAACAACTTCCGGTTGATTTTGCAAATCAAGTGCTTTAATAATAGGAGTTTCTCCATTTTCTCCAGTTTCTCCAGTTTCTATTTTTTGTACTTTTGTTAAAAAATATTTATCATATAATTCATTTAAATATGTTGTAATAAATTTAAAATTAATAATAACAAATAATACTAACAACATGAATATTACAATAATTAATATATGCCAAAATCTTGAAGATGATGGAGATGTATTTTTAGATGCTTCTGGGTTAATAGGAAATGGTGTAATAGGATGATGTTCATGAATATTCATTTATATATAAGTATAAAATATTTTTACATAAATGCAATTATTCTTCATTTTTAAGTTCATTATTATACTTTTATACTTTTAGACATTTGAAACACCAACTTTAGAAAAGGTTTCAACTTATAAATATATACACCAACAAAAATTTAGAGCAATGCCAATTTTAAGTGCTCGGTAAATGAGTTATTAAAATATGTTATTTTTACACCTTTGAAGATTTAAAATGGGTTCCCTTTAGAATAATTAAAATGGGACAAAGTCTCATTTTAATTATTCGTCGGTCTAAATAAACCAGCAAATAAAAACAGCATTTCTCTAACTGTTTGAAGGTGTAAAATCTTCGTTATCAAAGTCTTCATTATCATCATCTTTGTTTCTTATAGATATATCATGTGCATTCATCATATTTAGTCTTTGCATTGTCAATTCTGTATTTTTATTCTTAGATGAAAATAAGTAATCGGTTTTAGGTGATATTTCATTTTCTTTAATTTGTTTATAAATATTGCTTAATTTAGATAAAACTATACCTATATTTGTTTTATTATTATCTGTTATTATTGAAATATTTTCAATACTAATATTAGAACATAAAAGAGTTATTACAAAATATAATAATAATTTTCTTTTTATTTTTGTATTTGATGAATACTTAATACAATACATATTAAGAGAACTTTTAATAATTTTTAAAATAAGAGTATTTTCTTTTTCTGCATAGTCTAATAGAATTTGCCAAAAAATCCAAACAATGTCGCACTGTAATTTTGTATCTACATTAAATCCTCTTCTTTCTGCTTTAAATAATTGTCCATTTTTTTTCATATTATTTTCAAAATTTAAAATATATTCAAACCAATAACATGCGTCAATTGTATTTTTTATATTTATACTGTATACAAATTCATTGAATGGTATAAATAATGACATTGGATCTTCATCTTGATAATATGTAGATATATAGTTAACATTTTCTGCTTTTAATTTATTTGTAATATTTGTTAATACAAATTCTTCTGGTTTTATTTTAAGAGTTTGAAAGGTATGAGTTTTAACTGAAAAACATAATATGCAAATAATTTCTGCAAAAAGTTTTCTAATTTTTTCAATATTTCTTAGATATAATTCTTGTGTTTTATATATATTTATTATTGTTTTAAATATATTGTATTTAATTTCAAGATATATAATCAATTTAGGATTAACAATTTGAATATATTTTGAATAAAAATTTATTATTATATCCCATAATTCTATAAAATGTGCTGAAGAAATTAATTCGGCAGACCAATACAGTGCATGTTCTAGTTTTGAATTTTTTATGCTATCAATTAATTTCTTAACTACCTCAGTTTTTTTATATTTTGAAAATGTTATACCGTTAAATTCAGATATTATTCTAATATCATTTATTTCTATATCGCACATTTATTATATATGTATTTTTATTTTTTATTAAGTTACTTTATATGCGTAAAATCATAGAAATATAAGATTTTGAAAAATTACTTATTATGCGCTAATTATTTGACGGCATTTATGGTTTGTCATATTTATATAAAAATAAATATTTGTTATATATTTTTCAGAATATAAATGATAATAATAAATCTAAAACAAAAATAAATATTCTATCTTTAATATATGTTAAATTCTTTATTAAAATCCTATTCAAAATTTTCAATAATAGGAAAAGTCTTAGTTTGGATATGTATTTTAATAATAACAATAACACTATTTAAACAATTTAAAAAACCAAATATTGAAGGATTTCAACAAGATGAAGATTTAATATTTAAAGAAGGTGATTCTGTTTATGACGGATTTTATTCAACTATATATGATAGTTTAGTTTATTCAAATGTTAAAAATGATTATGAAATAGGAGAAATAGTAAATAAAACAGAACCAACAAACGAAAGTATAATTTTGGATATTGGATCTGGGACAGGACACCATGTAAAAATTCATACTGATATGGGATTTAATACTACAGGATTAGATAAAAGTTCTGCAATGATTAAAAAAGCCAAAGAAAATTATCCAGACCTTAATTTTGTTCGTGGAGATGTCATGAATTCTTTTACATTTAATACTGGTTCTTTTACTCATATTATGTGTCTATATTTTACAATATATTATATGAAAAATAAACAACAATTTTTTCAAAACTGTTATAATTGGTTAATTCCTTCTGGTTGTCTATGTATTCATTTAGTTGACAGAGATATGTTTGATCCACTTTTAATCCCTAGTAATCCTTTATTTTTAATATCACCTCAAAGATATTCACCAAAAAGACTTACAACATCAAGTGTCGTTTTTGAAGGATTTAATTATAAAGGCGATTTTCAATTAGATTCAAAAAATGATAAGGCGGCATTTGTTGAAAAATTTATAGATAAAAATGGTAAAAAAATTAGACGACAAGAGCATACAATGTTTATGGAGAAGAGTGAAGATATATTACAAATAGCACAAAATGCCGGTTTTATAATTGAAGCCAAAGTAGATTTATTACCAGTTCAATTTGAATATAATTATATTTATATTTTAAGAAAAAGTGATTAGATTATCAAAAAAATGAGACAAAAACGCAGTTATGATTTAGAGCAACGCCGATTTTAAGTGCCGACTTGTCGTATTTGTTTATCGGTAAATGAGTTGTGAAAATATTTTATTTGCTAAATAACCAAGCAAATAAAATTGGCGTTGCTCTATATATTTTATAACTACGTTTCAAGAAATTTACCAGATGTTTTTTATTTATTTTATTTGTACTTTCCTTATTTTTATATAAAATTTATGTAATGGGTTTTAATATATAAATAATATTATTTAAATATAATATTATATGAAAACTGATTATTTTGATATGTTAGAAAATCCATTTTTAATTGATATAGAAGATAAAGAAGATTATAATTATGAAGATTATATAAATATTCAAAAAAAGTTAAAAGAAAAGAATTTAGATACATTTTTGGATTTTTTATATCAAAAAGAAAATTTAGAAATGTCATTAAATAATATAAAAGGAAGAACAACAAAAGGAATTTGTCAAAATATTATTGATCCTTCTAATAATATTGTACCTAAACCTCAATTATTTAAACTTGGAGATGGAGGAGATGGAAAAAATTGTTTTGTATGCTGTACTGTATTATTTGATGATAGATTTAATGCTTCAAAATCAATAATTAAATCATTTGAAGAATTAAATTATAATGGTCATTTTATGTTATTAAACGGTGGATTTCCTAATCCAACTGGTAAAGAAATGAAATATATAGGTGTACCATATTGTTTTAAGATTTTTATGATGTTGGAAGCAAACAAATTGGGATTTGAAAATATTATCTGGATAGATGCAGCATGTTACGCTATTAATAATCCCGAAAGTTTGTTTGAAGTATTAAAAAAAGAAGATGCAATTTTTAGAGCATTTAATCCAAATACTTTTCATACAAATTTATATAATAAAATTGTTTTTCCAAAAACTATTGAATTATTAAATAATTTATGTGATAGAAATGTTATGAATGATGTTTTAGTAAATAGTATTGTTTTTGGTTTAAATTTTTGTTCACCTAGAATAATTGAATTTGTAAATTTATACTATTATATGGTAAATTTAGGACTACCATTTTTAAGTGAATTTCCTGAAGAGATTGTTTTTAATTCTATTTTTAATAAACCACAATATCTTGATATTTTAGAAAATTGTAAAAATAAAAAACATTTATATATAAATGAATATAATTGTGATTGTCAAAGTGCTAAAAAATTCGGATATTTTTTTTTGCAAAGATTTTATCCGTATATTTCAGAAAATTTAGAGTCTTAACTTTTATTCTATTAAATATTACACCAACCAAAAAGAAAAATGAGACAAAAACATAATTATTACTTATATATTTTATAACTATGTTTCAAGTAATTTATTAAATGTTCTTTCTTGATTTTATTTGTTAATATATCCTTTATTGTTGTAAACAAAATTATATTATTTTCTATAAATATTTCTTAGTGTAAAAAATATTTTTATTATAAAAATCATATAATAATAATAATGAAATTTGATAATATTGTATTACTAATACTTTTAATATTTTGTTCTATAATAATTTTTGTTTTTATATATTGGATAATTACTATTTTTTATTTCAAATTCAAATCTCGGTTTTGGTATATGCAACCAGTATGGCATTTATATGATTGGCATTATTTTTTGTATGAGAATCAGATAATAAAAAAAGAATTACCTAATAAAAATATGTACGTTGACTTAAAAAATATTAATGTTATTTCATTTTCAGATTCTAAAGAATTACCAAAAAAAGATATCGACAATTTTGTCAATTTAGTCAGAAATAATTATTTTACAAATAAAGATAATAAAGATAATAAATATCTTCCTTTAAAAGAAAATATTATACCTTATTTACAATGTTGTAATAATAAGTCATTTATAACATTTTTTTATGAAAATGAATATGACAATAAAGAAAACAATAATGGTATAAACAGTATTGAAATATCTAAAAAAATTATTGGTGGGATGACTAGTAAAGTTCTTTATATTTGGAATTTAAAATTAAAACAAACTCTTCCTGTATATTATGTAGATTATTTAACAATTGATAAACAGTTTCGTAAAAAAGGTTATGCTGAAAAAATTATTCAAACTCATGAATATGTTCAAAGGCATGATAATAAAAAAATACAAGTTTCTCTTTTTAAAAGAGAAGGTGATATTACAGGTATAGTGCCACTTGTAATATACAAAACTTATGGATTTGATATGAAAAATTGGAAAATAATAGAAAAAATTGCAAAAAATAAAATACGAAATATAATTGATGTAACAGAATCAAATATTAACATTTTACGATATTTTTTTGAAATATCTAAGAATTTATTTGATATTTTTATTTGTCCAGATTATTCAAATATTTTAGAATTAATTAAAACAAAAAATATATTTATTTCAGCATATGTTTTTAATAATGAAGTTGAATGTTTATATATTTTTAAGAAAACATGTACATATATTGGCAAAAAATCTGAATTTATATCTTTGATAGCATCTATAAAAAGAGAAAAAATAACAAATAATGAATTTATTGATATATTTAAATTGTCATTAGAAAAAATATTATTAAGCAATTCTAAAATACCATTTACACATTTGTTAGTTGAAGATACAAGTCATAATAATATTATTATAAATAATTTAAGAAAGAAAACATCTCCAATTATTAATTCTCCTACTGCATTTTTTCTTTATAATTATATTTCTCCAACTATTTCAAATAATAAAATTTTTATAACATTATAACATATATGTCACTTTGTAAATATAAAAATATATTAGGAAAACCTGGTATGGGATTTCATTCATACCGTATATTTGGATTAGCTGGATACGATATATTAGGAACATTATTAATAAGTCTTGTAATTTGGTATTTATCTTCTTATAAAGTTTCATTTTTGGTAATATTTTTTGGATTATGGGGATTTGGAATTTTTTTACATTATATTTTTTGTGTGAAAACACCTATAACAAAATTTTTTCTTTAGAGAGATGAATAATTACACCTTTGAAGATTTAAAATGGGTTCCCTTTAGAATAATTAAATGGGACTTTGTCACGTTTTAATTCTTCGTCGGTCTAAAATATGAAAAAATCCCATTTTAATTCTTCATTGGTCTAATTTTTATGTGTTTCAAAATATATAAATTTTTATCAGAGTATAAAATTAAATCTATTTATTATATAATGGAACAAATAGATTGTAGTGAACCAATTTTAAAAAAAATAAAATATCTTAGTATTGATGTTGGAATAAAAAATCTTAGTTATTGTCTTTTTGTTGGTTCAGTTATTGAAAATTGGGATGTAATAAATATAAATACAGATATAGATGTAGAAGTTGTTGAAGAGAGTATATTAAAATGTTCTGAATGTAATAAAAAAGGAGTACTTTGTGGTAAGAAGGGAAAATTTGAAAAAAATGGTAAAATATACTGCACTTCTCATTCTAAAAAATGTGATTTTATTATACCACAAGAAGAATTTAAATCATCAAAGATAAATAAAATGAATGTTTCTAAATTGGATGAATTAATTGTAAAATATAAAATACCATATGATAGTTTAAAATCTCATACCAAACAGAATAAAGTTAAAATTATCTTGGATTTTTTTAAAGATAAAAGTCTTAATAAAATAGTTAAAAAAAAATGTGTAAAATTTGATATGGTTTCTTATTGTCGTAATATTACTAAACATTTTAATGATTTATTTAATACTAATAATATTAAGTATGTATTTATTGAAAATCAAATGACATCTCAAATGAGAATTTTATCATATGTAATATGTGAATATTTTTTATCAAAGAATATTGGTATTATAGTAGAAATGATTTCTCCATGTTATAAATTAAAAAATTTAGAATCCGAAAAGACGGATTATGATACCAGAAAGAAAAATAGTATTAAACATTGTCTCAAATTTTTACAAAATGATGAGATAAATAATAAATGGGTTGATTTTTTTAATGAACATTCTAAGAAAGATGATTTGAGTGATGCATATTTACAAGGTCTTTATATGTGGAATGTTAAACAAAAAAATAAAAAATAAATAAAAATGAAATAAAATAATTAATAAATTATAAAATATAAAATATATGCACAATGAAGATGACATTAAATTTGACAATGTTGAAGAATTTTCAGAATCCTTTGATAAAAAACTAATAAATAATATGTTTATTAAATCAATAAATGGATATCATTTTGTAAATACATCTCCAGTAAATGAAACTATATGGGAGAGTATAAATGAATTAATATTTAAAAAATCCAATATTGAAGTATTATCTACTAGTAATGGAAGTCATTTATCAGGAATGGACATAAATTCATCTATAGGAAAAATTAGTAACAAGTCTTCTAAATATTCTAAAAATCAAACACATTTTGATATTAGTTCATATAGATTAACTACTGTATGTAGTGAAAAAAATTGTGGAGATGTTAATGAAATAGTTAAAGAAATTAATGACCGAAAAAATTTTGATTTATATTCATTTTTGATAAGAGATGAAAACATAGAAAATAAAATTACTTATAATTGGTTATTAATTCCAAGTAAATTTTATCTATTAGATCCAGCTTCTTATGAATGGTCGCCATTGATTGGAAAAAAAGGTAAAGGAAAAAATGTGCAAATTGGTTGGCAAACAAATGAGATTAATGGTTGTAAAATGAAAATAACATTTTCTATGAGTTCTCAGTTATGGTTACATATTAAGAATACTGAAGAAATAAAAAAATTCGTAGTTTCTTCTTGTACAGTAAGAACAGATCAAGTGATTTGCGATTATATAACATTATATGATAGACGAGATTCATTATGAAAATATTTTATTTTCTAACCTTTATATGCATAATTTTATTTAGTTTTATTTTACAGATTTTATAAAATAAAATGACACCATTTATGGTAACCGAACTATTTATTGAATTGTGTAAAATATCCAAAAACCTTACAAACGTAAAGTTTTTAGCATATAAAGGCTAAATAAATCAAAAAATAAAATCGTCATGGCTCTAATTATCCCAAGATATAATAATAATACCAATAACATAATAAGAATAACAATATTAGATAATTTATTCTAATCTTTTTTTTGATAATTCAATATATTGTGGATTTATTTCAAATCCAATAAAACTAACATTATTTTTTTTAGCAGAGACAATTTCACTAGCACTTCCACTAAATGGTACTACTAATAGAGTATCACCATTTTTATTTTTTGAAGCTTTTATTAATTTATCACATAAAGCTAACGGTTTTTGAGTAGGGTGCCATGAAACTCGTTCTTTTTTACCGGCTCCACCTGCTAACGCAGATATTTCAATAACATCATTTTGAAAAAATTCATCTTCTTCAAGAGAAATCTTTAACACATCACGAGGTAATGCTCCACCAGAATGTGCCTTATAAATAGTTTCTTTCTTCCCATCACTAAATCTACCTTTAGTCGCTTTACGAACTTTACCTGCAGAATTTTTCAAAAATCCAGAAGTATATGGATCTCTAACATCGTCGCGGTTAAATATGGGTTTATCTTTATAACAGCATAATATGCTTTCATGTGTCCTTTGCCAAAAATTTAATGAAGGTGTTACTTTATTAGTATAGCACCATATTAACCATCTCACATTGCAATTTATGCGAACGCGAATAAATGCCAATGTTTCGCTAAATCCATAAATATAAAGAGTCCCAGATGGTTTTAAAATTCTTAAACACTCTTTAATCCATTCATCGCACCATAATAAATAGTTTTCAATTGTCTGTTTATCACTATTATTACCAAAATCTTTATTTATATTATATGGAGGGTCGCAAATAATAATGTCTACTAAATTATCCGGAATTTTTTTCATACCCGATATACAATTTTCACAATGAATATCATTTATTAATTCTGGTAATCCAAAATCATTATACTTTTTTGTGGGTATTATTATATTTTCACATTCTTGACAGTCTTGATATATAAATTTATCATAATTACAATCATCTCCTTGATCAATATTTTCTTCTTCTTCTTCTTCAAAAATTAATTCAGTGTTCATTTAATTTTTTATAAATATTAAATTTATATTTTTAAATCATTTTTTATATACTTTATCGGACAGTATGTGATATTCACAACATTACAGTATTTTTAAATTTAGTTTTTTTATCAATTATGCTAACAAATATATTAAGTCAGATAGTAGATTTTATCACTCCAATAATTTTAAGAATTATCAACGCAATTATAACTAACTGAATGAACTGTATCAATAATTTCTGCATCATGAAATTCATCATCCATATCTTGATCATTGTCAATAAATAGTTGGGAATTACCGCAATCAATACACATTACACCCATAGCAGCATAATTCATCAAATCAATAAGTGTATCTCGCAAACTTTCATCATTCACAAAACTGATTCCATTTTTTGTTATAGTAACAATTCTATTTATTTTATCCTGCATTCTTACTAAAATACCAATAGTTCCAAAATTAACAAATGAATCTCCATAGTCTTTATTTTTTTTGGCAAATAAATCTAATCCAAATTTTTGAATTTTTTTCATTTGTTCTACCTTATCATTATTTTCCGTCATCATTTCTATATTTATATATAATAGTGTTTTTAAATGTAAATATTCGTCTATCCAAAATAAATATTATATATTTACTAAATAATGACACAAATATTTAGTAGATTACCAATATATTTAATATTAAAAATTTTATCATATACATATAATACTCAAGACAAAATATTGTTGGAAGATATTCAAAATTATCATTCAACTAAATATACAGTCAATCACATGTATAATAAATTTTGGATAAAAAATAATCCCTTTCCAATTCAATATAGATCTAATACTGAAGATATAGACTGGTTGGCAAATGATATGTGTAATTTTTTAAACCAGAATATACCCACTATGCAGAGATATACTGATAAATTTTATAAATTTTTTCAAAGAAATCCTCTACTAAATACTAAAACAAAAATAGATAAATATATAAATTTTCATTTTAATAATGATTTTATTATGAATGAAAAACAACGACAAATACATATACGTTCTCAAGTAAATATATTTTGGGGACTTTTCACGAAAGAAGAAAGAGACAAATTTATTACATTAAGTTCAATAGCATTTTCAATAGCATTGGCATTCCCCGAAGAAATTGAAAATTAGTTGAATATATAACTTTATAGGACCACGCGACTAACTCTATCAATCACAACAATATTTCATATAAATTTTTGTTAACATGAATGCTAACAAAATTATAACTTTATTTAGATACTATTAATGCTTCATTGTGAATAAATGATCTATTTATCGTCTCATTTGATTTAAATCGTTATCTCTTTGTGATTTTAACTGGTCAATTGAAACTTTTGGTCCTCTATTTCCTTTTTCAGAAAATTCATCATTTGAAACTGTACCTATGCTGCCATTACCACTACTTAAAATATCATCTAAACCGACATATGAATGCATTTGTCTAACACCAGAATTACCGGTTGATGCAGTTAAATCTTCTGCACTAACATCTAGAAAACAAAAACTATCGCTTACAATTCCACCTCCCATACCCCCATAACTTCCAAGACTAAATGATTCTGGTTCAAATGATACCTGTTGATTTGGATGTTTCTGCTGTTGCTGTATTTGAACTTGCTGATTCTGTAAAGGTTGTTGTGAATACTCTCTTTCTTGCAATTCTAATGGTTTAAAATGATTATTTATATCAGAACCATAAATAATATTGTATGTTGATAAATTTAGTAAGGCTGGTACTTGAGTAACCTGCTCTGGAAGAATAATTTTTTGACTGGATTCAAGAACTATAAAAGTTTTTCCATTTTCTTGAATTCTTTTGTCAATGCAAATAAAATGCACGTCTTTACCTAAAGTTAATTTTGATAAATATTGCAATAAAGATTTTGAATGATTGCAAAAATTAGAATAATATAATATTGATGCCATTTTATAAAAAATATAAATATATTTATATATAAATTTAAACTAAGAAAAAATGATATAAATTTATTATATATAAATAATATAATATATAATAACATGAACCCAAAAATATCAAATGAAACTAGTGATGAGTACGGTAGTTACAAATTTACTCTTTCTGGAGTAAATGTATGTTTCGCGAATGCTCTAAGAAGAATTATTCTATCAGATATAGAAACTGTTGTTTTTAGAACATTTCCGTATGAAAAAAATAAATGTAGTATTTCTATTAATACTAGTAGATTCACTAATGAAATTCTAAAACATAGATTATCAGCAATACCTATAAATATAACAGATCCAGATTTCCCTCTAGATGATTATATTATGGAGTTGGATGTAAAAAATGAAACTGAAAATGTAATTTCAGTAACAACCGAAAACTTTAAGATTAAACAAAAAAATGGTAAATATTTACCAGATAGTGAAGTTAAAAAAATATTTTCTCCATTTATTAGTCCATTTAATGGTCAAAAATATTTTACACAACTATTGGTTTTACGTCCCCAAATTTCAGAAGATATTGAAGGAGAACATATTCAACTTGTGTGTGAATTTTCAAGAGGTTCTACTAAAGAAGATGGGAGTTTCAATATAGTGGGTACATGTAGTTACGGACGTACAGTTGATGAAACTAAACAAGAAGAAATTTTGATACCCGAACGCGTAAAATGGCAAAGTGAAGGAAAAGATCTGGATAGAGAAGAAAAAAACTGGAGATTGCTTAATGGTCTAAGATTCTATAAAGATGATAGCTTTGATTTTATCATTAAAACTATTGGAGTTTATAGCAATATTGAAATTTTACAGAAAGCTTGTGAAGTATTAATTGATAAAATTGATAAAATTATTAAACAGATTGATGAAGATACATTTAAAATTAAAGAGGCAGAAAATACTATGGAGAATTGCTATGATATTTATTTAGAAAATGAAGATTATACAGTAGGAAATATTTTTCAATATATATTATTTAATACTATATTTGAAAGAAAAATAGTAAGTTTTGTAGGTTTTTCTAAGAAACATCCACATGATTCATATAGTATAATTCGTTTAAGTTATATTGAAGAAACAACTAAAGAGATTATCAAAAGTCATATAAAGACATGCTGTGATGAATCCAATCATGTTATAAGATTAATGTTTGCACTTTGGAGATAAAATGCCGATTTATATATTAGACCATTTTTAATTCTTCGTCAATCTAAAATTTTTCTTCTGATAAAGTCCTTTTTTACGCCATTTCTGTTATTTGTCTTATATTTTTTCGTTCGTCTAAGTGTTTTTTTTTCTTTTTTTGCTTTTTGTGCTCTACTGTAGCGGGAACCGCCCAATCTACCTTCCGCCGATATAGTCTCAATGGGCAGTCGTAATTCTTTGGCATTTGATAAAGTCTTTTTTTTACGCCTCTTATTTTTTTTCGTTCGTCTACGTTTTTTTTTTGATTTTAGTGCTGTAGTCTCGTTGGGTGAAGTTACATCCGAAATTACATCTTTAATTTGTAAATTTTTGCTTATGTCTTCAATTGTCATTATACGTTGTTCGGAGTCTTCGAAGTCTTCTCCTTCATTTATCAGTATCTGATATTTTAATAGTTTACTATTAATATAATCTTTTAAAGACATAACATTAAAACGATCATCTGATACAAAAACTGTATTAATATCTAATTCTGTTTTATTTGTACGTTCCATAAATTTTTTTAGTTTTTCTATAATATCATCAAAACTGTCATTAGGATCAAATAAAAAACGATAAATTACATTTGTATCACTTAATATCATTGGTTTAGATTTATAATAGTATCTTTGTGGCGAAGGACTAAATATTTTTGATGAAGTTTTTCCTTGAGGAATATCTGAAAAAAAATCATTAGTATTTGAATCTAATTTTAGTTCTATTTCATTAAGTATTATTTCGGCTTCATCATCCCCATCTCTAGCATCTTGTAATAATTTAAAAAAATCATTTAATGAAAATTTCATCTCCATTTTATAAAATTTTAAAAAATATTCTTCAAATATTTTATTCAGTAAATTTAAATATGTTTTAATTAATTTTGTAAAATATTTGGGATAAATACCTATTTTTTTTTGTAATAAAGATTCTATTGAAGAACTCGACATATATGGATTAGCTAAAACAAATTCCATAAAAATTAAACTCCATATTACACAACTTTCATTTTCCTCATTTAGTTCTTCCATTGTTTGAAATCCCTTATAAGAACAAACCTCCGAGGATCTAATTACCCTTACAGGTGGTGTTATTTGATTTGGAAAATTATATCTAAGTTCAGAATCAAGTGACTCTTTAATTTGAAATAATGTATATCCTATTAAATTTTTCAATTTTTGAATATCCTTATTAGGATTGCTAAACACTATATCACCATAAGGTTCAAACTGTTCTAATTCAGATATTTTTTTACGATATATTAATAAATTTATATGATAAAAACCTAAATATTTCAACATAAAAGGAATTATTATTATATCTGTATTTTTTGTTTTATCTTTTAAACAATCAATAATTTCAAATGCTAATTTATAACATTTTTTACTCACAATTTGTTTATCAACGGTGTCTAATGTAAATAAGATCCGACATCCTTTATTATACTTTTTTAATAAATAATAATAATAAAGTTTTATTAATATAATATGACCTCCTCTCCATAATATATCATCATATTCTTCGTTTGATAATTCATAACTCATTGGCTGTTCATCCATATCAAAGGACCTTGGTAAATTAAGCATTTTAAGATCCTTATTTTCTTTTGTTCTAAACTGACTAGGCCAACTAAACATATACCTATATAAAATAGGTTTATAATAATTAAAATTTTTATTTATTTGTACCATTTTTAATTCTTAGTAGATCTAAAAATGGTGAATCGGATAATTATTATTATTTTTTATGTTTAATAAATTCTGTAAATAACATTAAAAATATTAGTAATCCTAATAATATCAAAACTCTTGTAGTGCATCTGTCGTTACATGGTTCATTTCTAACAGAATTAAGATTTATCACAAAATTTTCTGCCGATTCTATATCTTGTATTATTTTACTCTCTTTTTCTTTTTCTAATTCTTGTTGTTTTTTTAACATATATTTTACAAGAATACTTTATTTTTCTTTACTTTGTTGAATATGTTTTAAGTTCAACAAACAAATCTATTTTTTCTGTCTTTTTGTTTTGCGTTTTATATGTGTTTTTAAATTACATTTTTTATATTTTGTTATATGTTTTCTTTTACCTGCTGTATAAATAATAGGAAAATTATATATGACTCCATCTTCTTTTTCTTTATTTTCTTCAAAATCTTTTTTTATATCTTTTATTATATCATAAATTTTTTTACGTTCTTCTTCTAGTCTTAAAATTTGCATTTTGTTTTCATATAATAAATTTGAATTTTGAGATTCTTCTTTAATAAAATGTGTAAGCATACTTTTATTGTGAGCTAATTCACCTTCGTCAAGATTATCTTTGTGTCTTTTCAAAATTTTAATTTGTTTTTTAAAATTTTCAATTTTATCTAAAAAAAATTTTTGATTTTCTTCCATATATTTATTTTCTTTATTATACATTTCAATAAATTCTTCTATATCTTTTAATTTTGTTGGTATCTTTTTTGCATCGTTATATTTTTTAAGATTTTCTTTTAGAATTTTTTCTTCTTTTTTTAATCTTAATAATTCATTTTCTGTATTTTTAATAATAGAAGAAAGAGATTTTAAATCTTCTTCATTCATATATATATATATAAATATAAATATGTTAATAAAGATTGTAAATTTTTTTAATCCATTCTTTTAAAATTTTAATATCACAATTTTTATAATCTTCACTAAATCCATTTAAACTAAGAAATTGAGGTCTTTTCATTACTTTTGTTTTAAAGAATATATAATCATTTGATTTACCTTTGCGAATGCTCAAATTATCACTTAATTTTCTAATAAATTTTTTTTCTCCATCGCCATCATTGCTTTCAATTAACTCTACAGCTTCTTCCAAAGAAATATTTGTTAATGGTCTATTAGTCTTTAATGCTTTACGATTTAACCCCCATTCAATATAAATACCAAATTTTCCCTTTTTTACAAAAATATCATCTCCATTATATTTTCCTAAATTACGAATAGTATTTTCTTCAACTAAATCTGTTAAAGTCAATTCTCCATTTTTCAATTTTTCCATATCAAAATCCTCTCTAACACTTTTAAAACTCAATGTCCCGTCATAGTCTATCGTCTTAATGACTGGTCCATTTTTTCCCATCATAAAACAGTTATTATCATCAACTCTAATTTCCATCTTTTTTACCCTCCCCAATTCGCTTACAATTTCGCTTACAGTTTCATAATAATTACAACAAACATCTTTCTTAGATTTATTTCCTTCTCTAATATCATCTAAGAAACCTTCCATTTTACTTGAAAAATCATAACCAAATATATTCTCGCAATTTTTGAGAAGAAAATCCATAACTAAAATCCCAAGCGGCTCTATAACGAGTTTACCCTTTTCATTACCAAAAGTTTTCATAACTGTTTTCGTTTCCAATTCATTTCCTATCAACTCATAATTCACACATTCAATCTCCAACCCTTTAATATCTCTTTTAGATACATAATTGCGTGTCTGATTTTTTTCAACTATTGACGAATAAGTGCTAGGCCTCCCTATACCAATTTCTTCCAATTTTTTGACTAATCCAGCTTCACTAAAATGCATTTTGGTATTCTTTACATTCTGTTCACCAACAATTCTATTACAAATAATACTGCATATATTTCTTAGTTTAAAGGTTTCCAAATAGTCATAAATTTTATTATCTTTTTTAGTTTCATTCAAAACTGTCCATCCTTCATAATGAACTTTTTCAAAAGAATTTTTAAAACCAATATCGGATTCATGAGTATCTATTTCAAATGACAAAACATTGAAAATTGCAGAATTCATACATGATTGGACTGAAATCCTCCAAATAAGATTATAAAGTTTCGCAGCTTTTGTATTTAATTCTTTAAATATATCATGGTTACAATTTTTATTTATATTCAAGTCAGTTGGTCTAATAGCTTCATGAGGATTATCGCCTAAAATATCATTTGTAATATGATCTAAATTATGATGAGCAGTAATATTAAAGTTTTCAGAAATATATTTTTTTGTAGTATCTAAGAAATCCTTTGAATATTTCTTAGTATCTGTTCTCATATATGTTATCAAAGACTTCTCATATAATTCTTGGGCATATTTCATGCAATCTTTTGTAGATAATCCCAATTCATTTGACGCCATTTGTTGAAGAGAAGAAGTTATTAGAGGTTGAGGTGGCTGTTTAGTGATTTGTTTGGTATCAATTTTAACAATTTTATGATTATGTTCTCCAATATTAACTAAAAAATTTTCAATATCCAATTTATCTGTGTAGTCATGCGATAAATTAAAAGGAATATTCAATTTTGTAAAATAACCAATAGTTTTATAATAATTTGTATGAATATTATTTTTAATATCTAAATAATTTTCATAGATCAATCTAAGAGCGATGCTTTGACATCTCCCTGCAGACAATGGGTTTTTCTTAGATGCATTTATGCTCTTCCATAATAAAGGTGAAATACTATATCCCAAAATCAAATCAATTATTTGACGAGATTGTTGACTTTCAACCAAATTCATATTAATAGTTTTAGGATTTTCAACTGCCTTCAATATCGCTTTTTCAGTAATTTCATTAAAAACTATGCGTTTAGTTTTATTCACTGGTAAGTTAAACTGACTGCATATATGGTAAGCGATAGCCTCCCCTTCGGCATCATTGTCTGTGGCAAGATAAATGTTTGATGGGTGAACTATTTTAATTGCCTTTTTTAGATTATTTATATATTGTTTTTTCTCATCCATTAAAGAATATGTAGCTTCAAAGGTTTCATAATCAATATTTTTCAGATCTTTTAGTTCAGTGAAATGTCCAAAACTGGCAATAACTTTAAAGTTATCACCAATAATTTGTTCTATTTTTTTGATTTTTGAAGGAGATTCAACAATCAAAAGTTTTGTTGTCATTTCTTAGATTATATTTATTATATAAATATAATTTTAAATATATATTAATAAAGTAAATAGTGTATAACTTTTACACCTTTGGACAATTAAATTGTCTAAAGGTGTAATGTTATGTTAAAGATATTATATTATCTAAATGAATTATATTTTCTTAGAATATTTAGTAACACTATAGTATACATAAGAAACATGTTTCCGATTATTTTTGGGGTTTCTATTTTGAAAAATATTGCGCCATATATTCGTCAACATATATTTACTCACTTAGAACATTGGGAGTTTATTTTTATAAATAGTATAATTGTTGGATTTATTAGTGGGTTTTATGCATATGTTATTAAAAAAGAAAATATTATGAATTTATCTCGGTTAGAATGGAGTCAATATATAGCTATATTTTTTTTATCTAGTATAACAATTTTTTCCAGTTTGACCATTTTACAATTAGAACAAGTTAGTGTGTTACAAACAACCTTTATCCTAAAAGCGTTTTCAATGCTGATTTTGGTATTTTTTGGTATATTTTTATTTGAAGAAAAAATAACCATGAAAGATATTTTAGGATTTTTATTGATTTTTTTAGGTTGTTTTTTGATAAAATTCAAAAATTATTCAGGTTGATTAACTATTTTAAGTGATAAGGGTAAATGTTTTTGGTTTTTTAAATAAAAAATGTTAGGTGGTGTAAATGTGCAAAAGTGTAAATGTTAATCATAAATAGTATATATAACTTTTAATCATGTTAGATATATTCTCTAAACGAATTATTACTTCTATATAATTATTTCTTTTTATTTGATAATTTATATTTTTTCCATGAAATATTTGTTCCATTATTTAATTCTTCTTTTTTCTCATCTTCATTTTTATTCAGTTTTGCTGCTTTTCTTAGAGCACTATCAACATATAATTCTTTAAGAAGTGTACCAACTTTAACTGATCCTGAATGTTGATCTTCGCTACCATCTTCAATCTCTTTAAGGCAATCTAAAAATTTAAATAAAATAGAAATATCAATTTCATCTTTCAGAATTTTATTATAAATATCAGTATAATAAGTAAAAAGAAACCCGCATGATATCATTGCTTCCATTTTAATTCCCTCTAAATCTTCGCCGTATTCTGCTTTTAAATCAACCAGATTATTAACATTTTCTCTGAGAATAATACTATGTTTAAGTTGGCGTATTAATTCAGTCTGATCTGTTGCCCCAGTTTCACTAATCATTTTTTGTAATTGAATGCGTTGTTCTAAATCCATTTTTTCCATTCTTTAAATATATATAACAAAAATATTTTTATATTTAGACCAACGAAGAATTATATCTTTAGACATTAGAGCAATGCCGATTTTATTGCTAAATAAACCAGCAAATAAATTGGTGTTTCTCTAAAATTCTGACTTTAGGAGGCATTTTGACTGCTAAATAGGTGAAGACTTTGGGCATTTTCAATGTACAAAGGTGTAAATTGTGTAAAGGATTTTATTACAATGACCAAAAAACGAATAAATCAAATTTTATTTTAGGTAGGTATAATATTCTCTCTATAATTTATATGACAACGACAACATCTGCAACAAAATTACCACCATTGGTCCCTCCTCCATCAGGTGGATCTTTTACTCCAAAATTACCAGCTTCTACAGCTGGTCCAGGTAGTGGAAATCCAATGCAAGCTGTCATTAACTCGCAAAATGCGCAAAATGCAAATCAAACTGCAATGGTAAAAACTTTGAGTGGAGGAAGAAGATTTAAATCTGTATTTAATAGACGAAAATCTAAGAAAAATATAACTAGAAGAAGAATAAAAGTAAAGAGAATAAGAAAAAAGTCAAGAAAATTTTTAAAAAAGTCTAGAAAATTCAAAAAAAAACGGAGATTTGGAGGAGATAATGGAACAATAGTTTTACCTCAAAATTCTCCCCAATCATACCAAACTCCTCCAGGAGGTACTTCAAGTCAGTCTTTATTAAATAATACAAATGGATTATTATTAAAAAGTCAAGTAGCAGGTCAGTATAACGGTAATGTAAAAACACCTTCAGCAGTAAAAGGAGGAGCAAGACCGTGGGGTTGTATGTCATGATAGTAACAATTTTGGCTATATATATCTAATTTGAATTCATACTATAAGATAATTTCCGCTTCTAAATATATGAAGAGTTTGTAAAATTAAAATTTACGAAGGTGTAAAAACAAAAAATAAAAATAATAATATAATATAAATATAATCTAAGATAATGTCAGTTAAAAATATAGTTAATTTTATAATTGTAAATTTAGCATTTTTATCAATGACTTTAATGATTTTTTATTGGTCAATGGTGGATGGAATTAAAAAGGATTGGCCCAATAACAGATGTAATCCAATTTTTATGGGTTTTGCTGATAATGTTCAAGAGAATTTTCAATATTGCGTGATGCAAAGTCAGTCAGGATTTATGGGATATTTATTGGAACCATTATATAATGTAACTAGCTCTTTGGCAGATGTTGGTGGATCATTAGCTGGAAGTGTAGCAGGGACTAGTGATATGATAGATTATTTGAGGACATCAATAACAAGTGTTGTAGGTAATATTTTTACTGTTTTTTTAAATATTATTATTGAATTTCAACGAATAACAATATCAATGAAAGATCTTATGCAAAAAATGATGGGTGTAATGGCTGTTATGATGTATATACTATCAGGTTCTGTTTTAACTATGCAAAGTTTATGGGCAGGTCCTGTAGGTCAGACTGTAAAAGCGTTGGGTTCAGTGTGTTTTCATGAATCAACTAAACTCCGTTTAAAATCTGGAAAATTGGTTTGTATTAAAGATTTACAAATTAATGATATTTTACAAGATGAAACTGTTATATACTGTGTAATGAAAATTAAAAATAATAGAAATGAGCATTTATATGTTTTTAAAGGAAAAGGTGAAGATGGAGAAGATATTATAGTAAGCGAAAGTCATTATGTAAACTATAACGATAATTGGATACAAGCAAAGTATCATCCAAAGGCAAAACGATGTAAAGAAACAGCGATAATTTTGTATAATTTAATGACATCAACAAATAAAATACCTATAGGAGAAATGCTCTTTTCCGATTATAATGACGATTTAATCCATTATTCAATTTCGTAACTAACTTTTATCTCACAATTGCGTCATTGAAGATTTAAAATGGGACAAAGTCACATTTAAATCTTAGTAACTTCAAATATTGCATGTATTGTAATATTTGCAATAGAAAGTCGTTGTAATATATAATATATTTTTTTCTTAAAATAGATTATAATAATAAATGAATATATTGTCAGTTATTATTTTTACGTATTTCATAAATTTTATTCAAAGTTCTAATGATACTATATATTTATTAGCATATTCATGGACACCGGGATTTTGTTATGAAAATAAAAATAAATATCCGGGTTGTATTGAACCAGAAGATTATTGGCTAAATCATTTTACAATACATGGTTTATGGCCCCAATATATTACAACAGGATATCCTCAATTTTGCACTGATGAACAATTTGATATTCTTGTGCCTCCATCTATTGGTATTAATTCAATGGCAACTTATTGGCCTAATGTAAAATCATCCTCCACGTCTAATCCAGATTACGATGATTTTTGGCAACATGAATGGGACAAACATGGGACATGCTCTGAACTATCGCAAACAAATTACTTTAATTATACCATTGAATTATCTAAAATATTTGGTACACCACAAATATTAATTAATTCAATTTTCAGCGACGATGCCGAATTGATAAATACGTCACAACTTCGTGATAGTATGGGAGGACCACATTTAGCCGCCCTACAATGTTATGACAGTATTTTAACAGGAGTTTATACATGTTGGACTCAAATAGATGGAGTTCCTCAATATAAAGTTACGTGTCCAGAAGAAGTACAAAAAGAAGATACTTGTATTGAAGAATATATAGGGTTGCAGTAAAAAATTAAATATTTATATATAATAAATGAAAAATAAACATATACAAATAATTGATTATAAATTAATTATAATTATATTATTGATTAGTATAGTTGCATTTTTATATTTAAAAACTGTAGATAATTCGCAATCTCCAGTAGTAAATAATATTAAAGTATCACAACAACCTAATAAATTTTTAGGCCCAACCCCAGATGTATTTTTAGATCCATATATTCCACCTATAAGAGATGAACGCATAATAATTCCTACTAATAGAGGTTTTATTAGACCTATGGGATTTAGACAGATAGGAACACTTTACGGAGATACAATTTTACCATTATTTGGTCAAGAATTGTATTCAAATACATCACGTTGGAATTACTATACAATAAGTAATAATGGTTTAAAACTTCCATTATATAGACATAAAAAAAGTTCTATGAATACAAGTACTGGTATACCAGAATTATATAGTGGAGATATTGTAGCGATTCAAGAGTTAGGAAAACAGTTTAAAGTTAGTTTATATGAAAATCCTTTTTAGATAGCAAAGATAAAATAAATTATATCTATTATTATAATAGACATAATAATGGATAATATTGATAAACTTAATAAATTATATGAAGATTTGGGTTATTTTGATATTTATGGATGGGATTTTTTTTTATTTACTATATTAATTCTTATTCTAATCGTTTCTTATGCTTATAGTATTGCAATGGAAAATGCAGGGGCTATTAGAAATGATTGGGTTAATCAAAGATGCAATCCTAAAAATATTTTATTTGCCGGATTTATTAATAAACCGGTAGATGAAACAATTGTTGGATTTACCGGAGAAAATTTCTCATATTGTTTACAAAATATATTAACTGGAATAACCGGTCAAGCAGTTGAACCATTTACATTTATTATATCTTCTTTAACAGAAGTATATACTGCTATATCAAATTCAATTGAGGCAATTCGTGCAATTATTAGCAATATTCGTGATAGCATTATGTCTATTGTATCAGAAATTATGACACGTGTAATAAATATTTCTATACCATTTCAAAACATGTATATAGTTTTTAAAGATATTATGGCTAAAATGAATGGAGTGTTATCTATATTATTTATGTATGTTTTTGGAACATATCTTACTCTTCAATCTCTTTTAGGTGCAATTTTACAATTTATTATATATATTCTTGTTGCTTTAGCAATTGTTATAGTTGCACTATGGGCTGGATTTTTTTCATGGCCTATAGCTGCAGCATTTTCTTTAGTATTTGTGGCAATTGCTGGAATAATGATATCAATAATTTATGTAATGACTGCTGTTCTTCACATTCACACAGACGCACTTCCATCTTTACCTTCTAAACCATCTTGTTTTGATGAAAATACTTTGATTTTAATGTCATCAGGTGATACTAAAAAAATTAGCGAAATTGAAATAGGTAATATATTGCATGATAACAATACGGTTAATGCAGTTTTGAAATTATCTTCGGTAAATCAAAAAATTTATAAAATTGGATCTATTTTTGTGAGTGGAGAACATTTTATTTTATATAATGGTAAAATGATTAAAGTAAAGAAATGTCCTATTGCCACAAGATGTCATAATTATTCAGGTAAATATTTATATTCATTGAATACTGATAAAAAAACTATACCGATATTATCAGATGAAAAAATATATACATTTTGTGACTGGGATGATTTATATGAAGATACATTATCAATAATTGTTAATGAATTGCATTTAAAAATAAATGTATCTAAAGACACTGCAAATATAAATAAATACTTGGATGTAGGATTTTATGAAAATACTATAATATGCACTAAACATTTTAAAAAATTTATTAAGGATATTAATATAGGAGATATATTAGATGATTCTGATGAAAATGTTGTTTATGGTATAGTTAAAATGTTTGATAAGATTGAAGATGATAATGAGAGTGTATACAATTGTATAACATATAATTTACTTACTCAAAAAGGGTTCTTTACTATTTATAATAAAAAAAATGCTAGATACACAAAATATTTAGACTATAATTCTTGTATGGACAATCTCTTGAATGATTTACAAAAGTAAATATTTAGAAAACAGTGAATATTTCCTTTAGAAGAAATAGTTTTCTTCCAATTTTAAAATTTTCGTTTCTTAGTCTATCTAAAATAAAATATAATATACATTTTTATTTTATCTCTAATCTAATGTATAAGAATGGAACTTAGTTTATTCGGAATAAAGTTTAGATATGAAATAATAATTTTAATTGTAATTATTTGGTTTGTATTATCATCTAACTTACTGTGCGGATGTTCTCGTGTATCTGCTATGGAGGCATTTTCTATTGTTAAAGAAGGGTTTACTACTATGAATAATGGAGAAAATTTTTCAAAATTTCCAAATAAACCGGTAAATCCAGATACATGGAAAATGTCTAATATTGGAGTTTCTGGTTCTGCTAGAAATGATTTAATAAATCAAGGAGGAAATCCAACTTTTCCATTGCCATCTGGTCAATTAAGTATATTTGATAATATGGATTTTAAACCAGAATGCTGTGCAACTGGATCAGATGCATCAAATTCTAGTGGATGTGCATGCTATGATTTAAATACTGTTTCTTATTTGCGTAGACGCGGAGGTAATGCTGGAAGTGAAAGCACATTTGTAGAGGGTTCATCATTTTAGTATTATATGTGAGTTATATTATTTTATCATAAAAGTTATTATTTTTGTTAGCATATTTACTAACAAAAATTATCCGTTATATTAAGGTATAATTATCGCCATTTTTACATCCAAAATCTAAATATTTTTTATTGTCGTAATCTTTGGACATTATCATTACGTTATTGCATTTACAATGGGGGCAAACTATTTTAGACATTCGCGATGAATAAAAACATGAATTATGAACTTTAGTAAGACAAATAGTACAAATACTGTGAGACTCAGTATATAATTTGAATATTTGGATAATAGATTTTTCACATATAGTACATTTTGCTAATTCAAAACAATTTTTCATTTGATTTATATTTATATTAAATTTTGAAATAAAATAAATAAATCTTACCAACATATAAAAATAAAATAAAATATAATATATGGATTATAATAATGCAATTGAATTATTAGAATTAACAAATATAAATAGAATAACTAAGAAAGATATAGTATCAAGTTATAGAAGATTAGCATTAAAATATCATCCCGATAAGAATAATGGTAACGATACTCATTTTAAATTATTGAATGAGGCTCATAGTTATTTGATACAAAATAATTATTATTTAAAAGAAATAACAGATACAGATGAAGAAAATATAGGTGATTTAACATATGCAAATATATTATCAAAATTTATAAAATCTTTGGGTATAAAAAATGATATAATAACAGATGAGATTATTAGTATTATAATTAATGGTTCATGCGAGATGATACAAAAAATATTTGAGACTATAAGTTATGAGAGATATATACAAATATATACAATACTTTACAAGTATAAAAAGATATTAAATATTGATGTAAGTATATTTGATAAAATGAATGAAATTATTATGAAGCAAACAACTACTAATATTTATATATTAAATCCGAGTTTAAAAGATTTGTTTGATGATAAATTTTATAAATTATCAATAAATGAAAAAGAGTTATTTTATGTGCCTCTTTTTTGTAGTGAAGTATATTTTGATACTTTGTATAATGGAGAAATAACTGTAAAATGTCTCCCAGAATTAGATGATGGTATAACAATAGATGATGAAAATAATTTACATATTGAAGTAAAAATAATTTTAGATAATAAGTTATTTGAAAAAAAGACACATGATATAATATTGGCAGATAGAATTTTTAAAATACCAATGGAAGAATTATATCTAAGAAAATCTCAATCATATATTTTTAAGGAAAAAGGAATAACAAAAGTTAATTTGGATGAAGAAGAAAGTGAAGAAGAATATAAGTTATATGATATTAATATTAAAGGAGATGTTATTTTTCATATAAACCTTTTAAATTTTTAATTTTTATTAGAGGTCTGTATTTAATTTACAGACAATTGTGTTATTTTTTGTTACCATAAATGGTAACAAAAAATAATAATTAAGTTTACAAAAATATACGGGTTAATCTATATAGATCTGCAAATAATGACACTTTTAGACATTTACACCTTTGAACAATTAAATTGTCCAAAGTCTTCACCTATTTAGCACTCAAAACGCCTCCTAAAGTCGGCGTTTTACACCATTGAAGATTTAAAATGGGACGCTGTCCCGATTTTAAATCGGCAATTGGGTTCCCTTTAGAAGAATTAAATGGGACATCGTCCCATTTTAATTCTTCGTTGGTCTAAATGTGCAAAGGTGTAAAAACCAACTTTAAAAAATTTTTTACTGGTAAATATGTAAAGACTTCGGATAATATAATTATTCAATTATCAAACTAAATTTAAACCTTTTTTCTAACAACTTTCTTCTTTTCTGCTACAACAGGAGCGGCTACAGGTTCAGGAGTTGAAACAGGTTCTGCTTGTTGGACTTCAACTCCCCCCTCCCCTTCATCTTCTTCTCCGTCACTTATATAATCATTCGGAGTATTTACCTTAACATTTTCACCTTCGCCTGTATAATCATCTTCACAATATTCATTTGCTTCTGCGGCTGATGAAGCAGCCATTTTAGCTTTATCAGAAGGCTTAACTTTAATAAGACACCTCCTCTGCCCCAATGTTTGTTCTCTAGGTTTTTGAGCTACAATTTGATTTACTTCAAATGTAACTGTGAACTTACCATTTGTAAACCAAATACCACCACATGTAAGTACACATGCAGTTGTAGATTTTTTACCAGAAGGTAAAATTTCTAGAGGAGTCAATAAAGGATTTTCATCATCAGGATACATAATATCTCCGTCTTCATTATAAAGTTCGCATCTCCATTTTTCCTCTTTAGTATCGCGATCTACATTCTTATGCACCTTTCCTTTAATTGAAAGTCTTGTTGAATCGTAATCTCCGGTAACTTTATCTTTAGCCATTTTAACCATAGGAGTCCATAAAGCTTCTAAAACTTCTGCACTCTTATGAACTTTTCCAAACCATTCCTTTGAATATTTTAAGGCATCTGCCTTAATTTTATTTTCTAAAACTCTTAATCCTTCTAAGAATGCAGTTGTTTCAGGAGTTTCATAATCAGTTTGAGGGAATAATAGAGAAATTTCATATCTACCATTTCCAACTTTAGTATCTTTATCAACATAGTCTCCGATCCCAAATGATGTCATAAAAGGTGTAGTAATACAAAGCCATTGACCAGTTTCTTGATCAATAATTTTTACATTTTTACCTCCCTTATCAGATGTTCTTGGTGATCCATATTTAATCTTAGTAAAGTCAAATTCACTTCCAGTTTTGATTGATTCAGACATTGTTGTTTTTATATACTATACTATAAAGTATTATTTTTAAATCATTTTTTTTTTAAATTGTTTTTATTCTTTTTTGTATCGTTTTTAATACTTCTTTTTTTAGTTTGAGTTTTGAGTTTATTTTTTTTAGTTTTTACATTTTTTTTCAAATCGGATGATAAAATAATTTCATCATCATTATTAACACTTTTTTGTAATGTCATTGGTATTTCATTTGATATTTGTTGTAAAGGGTTTTGTTTTTTTTCAATAAAAGAATGAGAACTCCATAAATATTTTGTCAAAGAAACATTACTTTCATCTTCTATAATATTTCCAACAGTTATAAGATTACATGTAGAATAAGATTTAATATATTTTTTTAAATTTTTGTGAATAAACGGATTAAAACAGTATGGAAAGGTATTATAGGTATTGTAGGTATTGTGGGTATTGTGGGTATTGTGGGTATTGTGGGTATTGTGGGTATTATTTTTATTATTTATCATATTTGAACACATTTTTTTAATGAGTATAATTAATTGCAAAATAACTTTATCTTTAATTGCCAATTTTAATATGTTATAATTCAACATATCTCTAGAAGGTCCATATGGTTCAAAAGATTGTATTAAAATGCTATTAAATTTATTTATATAATGACAGTTATTTGTAAAAAGATTATCAACTAAGAAAGTATTAGAACATGAATAAATACCTTTAAATTTAGGATCTTCCCATATTTGAGATAAATTTTTTGGATATTTATTATCTGGTATATCTTCTACACTATAAGTAAAAATAAAATCGTTGAAGTTAAATAATTTTGATATAGCATTAGCAGTATATTCTGCATGAGATTTTGATCCATAAGTCCACAAAGCCATTTTAATTAGACCATTAGATTTTTTGATTAATGTAAATAATTTTTTTAAATAAGGTCTAAAAATGTATACTGTTTTTTCTTTTGGAAAATCTAAAATATATCCTCCACAAGATTTATTTAGAGATTTTTTATAATTTATAGAAGTTTTAACCCAATATTTATAATTAATATCAGAACACATTTGAAGAAGAGTTTCGTCGATATCAAATATAAATAAAATAGAATTCATATATTAAGTAAAGAAAATATTCATACTAAGAAACAGTTTATATATAAAGATATAATATTATAATATATTAATATGATGCCAAATTTTAAAAAAACACAAATAGATTCATATATTAATAAAATTGAAAACAATATATTTGAGAAACAATGTCAAAAATTTAATTCAAAAAAAGATATAAAGGTTTCAGATAATGTCATTATACCTAAATATTCAAATATAGATATATTATTTGAATATAATTATACAATAGATCAATTAAAAGGATTTTTATCACTGTATAAATTAAAAAAAGTAGGAAGTAAATCTCAGCTTCTTAGAAGATTATATATGTATATATATTTATCAAAATATGTTATTGATATTCAAAAAGTGGCAAGAGGTTATATACAAAAAAAAAGTAATAATTTACATGGTCCAGCATGGATAAAAAGAGATATATGTAATAATACAACTGATTTTTTAACATTTGAAGAATTAAAAGACATACCCTCCAATCAATTTTTTAGTTTTAAAGATAGCGATGGTTTTATTTATGGGTTTGATTTGGTATCAATATATAATTTAATTTTTACATTAAAAAACGGAGTATATATTTTAAATACAAATATAAAAAATCCTTATAATAGAAAAAATATAACAACTGATGTTATTAATAATGTGAAAAAAATTATGAGTGTAGATAAAATTATAAAATCAAGTAGTAAAATTAATATTCAAATTAAAAACATTTCAAATGACATCACTATAGAAAAATCTTTAGAACTAAGAATACTTGATTTATTTCAATACATAAACTCTTTAGGAAATTATAGTGATTTAAATTGGTTTATGAATTTAAATCGCAACAGTTTAATTAGATTAGTATCAGAATTAGTTGAGATCTGGAATTACCGAGCTCAATTAACACCTGAAATTAAACGTTCAATTTGTCCTCCTAATGGAAACCCTTTTAGAAATTATAATATACAATATCTTAGATATGAACAAAATATAATAAATGTTAGAAAAATGGTATTAACTGTTTTAGAAGAATTTGTTTATAGGGGTGTAAATATAGATAATAAAACTATAGGTTCATATTATGTTTTAGGTTCATTAACTTTAGTAAGTGAAGAAGCAGCATCTTCTCTCCCTTGGTTATATGCTTCTTTACAACATTAAAAAGATAAATTATTATAAAATTATAGATAAATTATTATAGATAAAAAATAAAAATAAAAATAAAATTAAATAAATTTTATTTAGGAAATTCTAGCATCATTTTTAGAGGTAAAAAAAATATTATTAATTTAGTGCGTAAAACTATTTAAAAAGAAGTCTATATAATAGAATATATAGAATGTCAAAGACAACTTCAAAGCAAACAAAGCAAACAAAACAAACAACCGAAGAAGTATCTTCTGTAGCTGCTCCTGTAGTAGTAGCACCTGCTTCTTCAAAAAAGTCCTCTAAGAAGGTAACTGCTCCTATGGATACTCCCGCACAAACTGTAACTGTTGAATCTTCATCAGAAGTAAAGGCAAAAGTTACACGTGTAAAAAAGGAAAAGATGGTTGAAGCAGCTTCTTCACAGGCATCTTCTCCAGTTCAAACTGGCGAAGATAGTGTTGAAGTCGTTGGAGATGTTGTTGAGGAACCTCCAAGCACTGAACTTTTTGTTGAGGCTCAGGCAAAGCTTCATCAGCTTACTACTCTTGTAGCAAGCTTTAAGAGCGACTTCCGTCAGTTAGAGCGCAAGTATCAGAAGGAACTTAAGCTAGCACAGAAGTCCTCAAAGAAAGGAAAGAGAAAGGCGACAAATCGTGCTCCTAGTGGATTTGTAAAGCCTACACGAATCAGTGACGAGTTAGCTGTATTTTTAGGCAAGGAGATTGGTTGCGAAATGGCTCGCACATCAGTTACTCGCGAAATTAATAGCTATATTAAGGCTAATAAGCTTCAAGACCCCACAAATGGTCGCAAGATTAACCCTGATGCTAAACTAAGTGCTCTATTAAAGACTGGTCCCGAAGACGAGTTAACTTACTTTAATCTACAGCGTTTTTTATCAAAGAATTTTACCAAGACTGTAAAGCAGGAGGATGTTGTTTCTAGTTCAGTTTAGACCAATGAAGAATTAAAATTAGTAAAATTAAATTATCGTTAAATTTTATTTTTTTTCTCAAACCATATAAAATAAATTTAAAGTAATTATTTTTGTTACCATTTTTGGTAACAAAAATACACTGACATTTTAAAATTCAGTAATAGCCATCCTTAGGTTATCTAAGAAAAAAGAGTTATGCATAGCAGAAGCAGAATTTAAAAAATTTTCAACGAATGCGATATTTTTAAGCATATCCCTACTTTTACATTTGCTTTCAATAAAAGAGCATAATTTATTTATAGTATCAACATTTTTTGTAAAGTTCATTGGTATTAAAAGAGTGTCGCTGGTTATATTATTTTTATCGCAAAATAGTAAAAAATTATCATAATTAAATAATAAAATCATTTGGAGAATGAAATAAGATAATACATTAGTGTCTTCTTTGTAAATATATTTAGTTTTATCTATAAATAGTTCAGAGTATGTAAGTCCCATAAAGTTAAGTATTTTAACAACTTGTATCATAGTGTATATTCTTTCATAGTTAAGAAGGGTATTACATAACTGGATACTATAATTTGAATTAGTTTCAATAGTATAAAAAATAATGTTAATTAATTTAGCCCAAAATTCAGTATATACTTCAAATAGATTAACCTGAGATCTTACTTTAAAAATAGATAATATTCTTAGATTACAATGAGTAGTATCCATAGAAGAAAAATCAAGATTAAAAGAGTGAAATGTTTCATGTAAGAATACTTTAAAGAATTCTTCTTTTCTGAATATAACAATATCTCCATTATAAGGACATGTTGTTGTGTAAGCAGTGTTAATTTGAAATTCGCTCAAAACATTAGATTTAATTTTTGGAAATTTCTTAGTTAGTGTAGTCATATAAATAAAAACATTAAGATTTTTAGAACATTGTGATGAAGAATACGGGCTTATTACACTAATCCATGTAATAATTCTTTTCATGTAAATATTATATGTATCAATATTTGGATATAGTTCTGCGCCATAAAAATATACATTTATTGTTCTATTTCCTAATATAAAAGAGTAGAAAATACCACATTTAGTTTTTTGAAGGATTTGATTTAGTATAATTTGCGTTTTAAAGAATATTCTTTTTGGCATTTTAATGTCTTTGGATGATAGTATTTTTTTAACATAAATTGGATGAATTTTTAACTGTAGAGTATATTGATATTTTTGGTATATTTCTTTGTAAATGTCTGATAATAAGTGAGATATTTTAGAATTAATTCTTTTTTTTTTAATAATAAGAGAAGAATCTAAGAAATTCATAAGATTTTTACTTTCAGGTGTAATATTCATAATCTTATAATAAAGACAGAATATTATTTGTATAATTTTATAAATATAAATATTAATAAAAAGCGTTTTTCTTTTTTTATTAATATTCTCACTTTATATTAAATATGATGGAAGAAAAATTAGAACAAAAAAATAGAATACAATCAAAAAAAAATCCAGAAATTTCATATCTTGAAACAAAAAAAATAAAAGAATCTGATATAAGAAAAGAAGTAAACTTGTATGAAATAAATGTATTAGGTAAAAATATAGTAGTAGCACTTGGAAGTTCAATAATAGTTAAAGATAATCTTAGATATCATCCAGTTTATTTTATAAAAAATAATCGTAAGGCAATACAAATAGGTGTATATGAATATACAAAAGATGAAATGCCTAAAAGAGATACATCTGGTAATTTTGATCCAGATCATGTCGGTCAATTAATTTTATATAGTTTTGTAAATAAAGAGTATTTGGATAATAATAAATTTGTTTATATACCACCTGAAATTGAAAAAGAAGAAAAGCAAAATTATTCTACACCTCCAGATATAGGGGTTAAAGGAGTACCAATATATGAAGGAAGAAGAGATATTTTTACTATGAATTCTGATATAATTCCTGTAATTCTTCTTCCAGAAACAGAAGAGATAGATAAAAAAAATATAAGACATTATGAAAATCATAAAGATAAATCACAATATTGGATCCAAAATTGTATGAAAAATTTTAATTATAGAATTGTTGAGTCAGCTTCAAATGGTACTTGTTTTTTTGATTCGGTGCGTTTGGGATTTAGAACAATTGGAGAAAATACAACAGTAAGAGATTTAAAGGAAAAAATTATAGATACAATAACTGATAGAGATTATAGAGATATAAAAACTCGTTACGATTTTATAAAAGATGGACATAATTTAAATATAAGAGAACTTGAAGATTTACAAAAACAAATACCTGACAAATCTATTAAAGAAAAAATTAAAAATATAAACAATGATTTGAAAATTTCAAAAAAAATGTTGTCTGATTTTGCAGTTATGAGAGAAGTAAATAGTTTAATAAAATTGAAAGAAGCATTTAGGAAAGATAATTATTGGGCTGATGAATGGTCTATTGCAAGATTAGAATTTTTATTAAATATTAAAGTAATAATAATAAGTACTGATTGTAATATAGAATGTGGAGTTATAGATGAACAAATTGGTTCAATATATCAACCTGATTATTATATTATTTTAGAAAAAAGCGAAAATCATTATAAATTAATAACATATAAAAATAAAGGAGCATTTATTTTTTCCGAATTACCCTATGGTCTAAAAGTCAAAATTATTGAAAAATGTATGAGAGGTGAAGCAGGCGCATTTAATAAAATATCAGAATTTATAGAATTAAAACATGAATTAAGATTAAGAGAAGTTAAACCAGTAAGATTAGTAAAGCGTTCTGAAAAAATATCAAATAAAACGAGTGAACAAGAACAAAAACAAGAAGAACAACAAGAAAAAATACAAAAACAACAAGTACAAATAAAAAAAATAGCACGTCCAAAAAAAGAAGATAAACTTATACCTAAAGTACCTGAATTAGAATCAAAACCTGTAACAAAAATTGAATCAGAACCTAAACCAGAACTTGAACCAGAACCTAAACCAGAACCTAAACCAGAACCTAAACCAGAACTAAAAGAAACACAAGAACAAATAGTAAAAATAAAAAAAGTAGCCAGACCAAAAAAAAATATTGAACCATAATATTTACACATTTGTACATTCACTTTTGAAATGAGAAAAGATGTAAATATGTAAATATGCAAAGATGCAATTTATGATTGTATGAATTTTTTTATTACATTATCACTGTGACATTCTTTAGAAACTTTAATAATATTGATTTTATTATCACTAATATAATTTAATTTTTGATAATTTAAAGTAAATAAATATTGTAAGTATGTTTTTTCATCTTCAAAATCACTTCTATTAATTATTTTTAATTTTCCATGTAAATCACGTACTAACATTATTATATATTTTAAAATATATTTAAATAGTTTAATTTACACCTTTGTCGTTATTAAAAAAAATAAATATTATATATTAATTATATAATGCCCTTTTCTTTGCCATCAATTTCAGAATATATTAATCAAAATTCTAAATATATTATTGGTATTGTATGTATAATAATACTAAGTATTGTAAGTTATTATGCATATAAATATTATACCACCAGTATTACTTATACTCCTAATAATGAAAATGGATTAACTGCTGGAGGGCAGCAAGAAGGAGGTAAAAAGGCTGATGTAATATTATGGTACGCTAAATGGTGTCCTGCATGCAATTCTATTCGCCCAGATTGGAACGAAATTAGAGATAAATATGATGGTAAAAAAATAAATGGATATACTTTAAATTTTGTTGAAATTGACTGCAGTGAAAATACCGGTGAAGCTTCAAAATCAATGGATGAAAATAATATTGAAGGATTTCCAACTGTTAAAATTAATAAAGATGGAGAAATGATAGATTTAAATGCTAAACCAACAAAAGATACTTTAGATACTTTTTTACATTCGGTTCTATAAATTATTTTTACACTTTAGAGATTTACACCTTTGAAGATTTAAAATGGAACAAAGTCCCGATTTTAAATCTGCAAATGGGTTCCCTTTAGAATAATTAAATGGGACTTTGTCCCATTTTAATTATTCGTCGGTCTATATCAATTATATTTTGAAATACAGACCTTAATAGACATTTTGACGTTGTATAGTTTAGAGCAACGCCAATTTTATTTGCTGGTTTATTTAGCAAATAAAATATTTTCATAACTCATTTACCGAAAAATACTACAATAAGTCGGCACTTAAATCAGAATTGCTCTAATTGTAAAAAGGTGAATAAAAATTGTAAAAATTTCAAAATTTGTAAATTAAATATTCTATTCTTAGTATAATAAAATAATATGGTTAATAAAACAAAAAATAATAAAAAAATAATTCTTCAAAAAAAGAATACTCTTAATAAAACTGTTAAGTTAAATACAAATTTTAATAAAGAAGATTATAATAATAAAAATGGATTTCAAACTTCTGTATGGGGACCACTTTTTTGGAATATTATACATATGGTCTCATTCAATTATCCTCCTAATCCAAAAATTGAAGATAAAAAAAACTATATGAATTTTATTTTAAATCTTCAATATATATTGCCATGTAAAAAATGTCGTCAAAATCTTAAAAAAAATTTTAAAATTCTCCCTATTACAATTAATGTTATGAAAAATAGAGAAACCTTTTCCCGTTATGTCTATGATCTTCATGAAGTAATAAATAAAATGCTAAATAAAAAGTCCAATTTGACTTTTGAAGATGTTCAAAAAAAATATGAAAATTTTAGAGCTAAATGCTCTAAAAAAGATAGTAAAGAGAATAAACATAAAGGGTGCTCTGTGCCTATAGCATCTAGAAAAAAATCAAAATGTATTATTAAAATTGTTCCAGAAGATTCTACTGAAGAAAGTTTTCAAATTCATCCAAAATGTTATAGTAATGTATAAGTTTTTATACCTTTACACCCACGAAGATTTACGCCTTTTCTCATTTCAAACGCCCAATTATTTACGACATATCGAACAAATTCTTAAATTTTTCTCATTCTCATATTTTTCAGTTTTTTCATTGTCCCATTTATCCCATTCTTCGTAATATATTTTAATTAAAGGATAATCATTCGCCCATTTTATATTTTCTGGGTCATCATCATATTCATCTTCAATATCAGGATATGGAAATATAGGTTCTCCTTCAATATTTTCATCACCATAATAACATCGTTTGAAACAACTAATACATAATGAATGATTACATCTTGGTTGCGATATACATTCTTTAATTTCTAAACATATAGGACACTCTAATTTATTACTCATTTCTAAAATACCCTTGCCTGTATGCTCGTATTTACCGCTTTTCCAAGTTCCAAACATCATATCACAATTAGTACATAAATAACTTGCTTTACAATCAAACCACCATTTTGGTAATACTTCTTCACATATTACGTGGTTTTTACATTTTATTCCTCCACCATCTTCTTCGGTATATTGGTCATCATAACCAATATTGCTATTTTCATAATCAAAATCTCTGTTCATAGTTATTGGATATAACAAAATAATCTTTATATAATTAAGATTATTTAGTTTCATTTTTTTATTCAATAATTGGCGTTTGAAATGAGAAAAGGTGTAAAACCTTACTTTGTGCGGATAAAATGTTCTTTGGTGTATATATTTAGATCAACGCCAATTTTATGTACCGATTTGTCATAAATCATTATCTGTAAATGAGTTATGAAATTATTTTATTTGATAAATAAACCATCAAATAAAATAACCTTTTTAGACCTTAAGCTACACCTATTTAGGATGTGTTTGAGTGCTAAATGGGCGAAGACTTTGGACAATTTAATTATCCAAAGGTATAAAGTGAAAATTTTTCATCATTCTAAATGTTTATAAAAGCATTTCTCTAAATATTTTATTGAAGAATATATCTAAAACTGTCAGCCAAGAGTTGAAACTGAGAACCGCTTTTACCTGATGGTAAGTCTCCAAAAAGAAATCTAGCAAAAGCTCCTTGATCTGAAGTAACTCTTGTATTTGCAGTAGTATAAAATACACGATTACTATTATCTAGTTCAAAATTTTCATACAAATCTCCAAAAAGTTGATGATTTGTATTTTTAATACCAGGATTAATACTTTGAACCATTTTTTTTACATTTTTTGTTGTATCAGATGCTACATCAACATTCATTAATGGTGCAGCTGCAAGTCTATCCGGAATATCATTAATCTCAGTTAAAAGAACATTGCCAAAAGGATTTTTTTTATTAGAACTATAAAAATCAGTTTCAACAACATCTTTTAAAGAAGTGCTGCCAGTTTCTCCAATACTATCACCAGATGTGACTAAAAAATTTTTTTCAGGAAGTATTTCTCCTTCAAATCCTTCAATATTCTTAGATTGTAAAAAATAAATAATTATAATAGCAATTAAAGTAATAATTCCCATAAGAATAAATTTAAAAGACCAAGTTATTAAAAATCCTACAACACTAAGAATGATTACAAGACGAGATATAGTATTTAATTTTTTAATAAAATTCATTTGAGAAGTTGGTAGTAAAGTTAAATTATTCAAATCAATTATTTTTATGGGATTATATATCCAAAAAACATTATTATTTTGCATTGTCTATTATAAATAAAGAATATAAATTAATAAAATATTTGATAATTATAATATTAGTAAAAATAACTTAAATATATTATTTATATATTAGTATGTCTGTAAATTATTTATCACTATTTAATGATCATTTTATAGAGTTTATTGATGATGTTATTACAGTATTTCCTACAAATGTAGATTTATTAGCATCAAAAAATGGATTAATAATGCTTAGAAAGGCTAATCCAAAATTATTAATTTCAAAATTTTATCTCAATTTTGTTTTAAAGTTTAGATCTAAAATTGAAGCAGGAGATTTAGATTTTTTCACAAATAAAGATTATAATAATGAAGTAAAAGAATATCAGTTATCTGATAAAATAAGTGAATCAATTGATAAATTGAGAGAGCCCATTAGACTTATGTGTGACGGAGATAAATCTAAATGTGTTCAATATGTCCAAAATTTGACAAAATTGGCCGAATTATATATAATTGAAAATCCGTTATAATATACACCCTTGATCATTTTAGAAACACAGACTTTACATGTTTTCTCTAAATTAGATAAAAACTCTGTGAGATATTTTATTTTTTATATAAAATTTTTCTCATTTTTTTGATCTATATAATAAATTTAGTAACTCGTAAAAAATCAATATAAATATTGATTTATATAATCATATAAATCAATGGAAAATATCCCAGAAGGCTTTTTTACTATTATTAATGATTTTGTCAATGATATTAAATCAACATTTCCTGAATATGATAATTTAATTAAAAAATTTTGGAATTTAGATTATTCAGATAGTTTTTTATATGAATTTGACGAATCTAAAAGGGATATGTTAATAGTTCAATCTAAGAATGATTCTTTAACATATATTTATAACCACTGTAAAAGAGTTTTTCCAGAAAGATTTTTTGATATTCTTTACCAAAATATTGAAATCTTTAAAGAAGAGTCGGAAGTAAATACAGAATTTCTTCCTCGTATTGTATTTAAACATCTATGGAATTCAGATATTTCAGAGAAAACCAGAAATACTATTTGGAAATATTTACAACTTATTTTATTCACTGTTGTAAATAGCATCGATGATAAATCTTATTTAGGAGAATCAGAGAATCTTTTACAAGCTATTGGTGAAGAAGATCTTAAAGCAAAATTGCAAGAGACTATGGAAGATATGCAAAAACTATTTGAATCACAAGAATATGAATATTCAAAATCTAAAGAAGGAAAAGATAATGAAGAAGAACAAGGAGAAAGTTTTGGACCTAAAAGTATGCCTTCTGTTGATAAATTGACAGGCCATTTAGCAGAATTAATGGGAGGGAAGCTTGGTAAATTGGCTATGGATATGGCAGAAGATTTTGCTAAAGAATTGAATTTAGATCCTAATATGACAAATCCAAACGATATTTTAAAAAAATTAATGAAAAATCCTGCTAAAATTATGTCTATGGTTAGTGGTATTAAAACAAAAATGGATGAAAAAATAAAATCTGGAGAAATTTCTGAAACTGAACTTATGGAAGAAGCTCTTAAAATGTTTTCATCTTTGAAAGAAAATGGTGGAGGTATTGAACAAGTTAAAGCTATGCTTTCTAAATTTGGAATGAAAATGCCAGGCAATGGTAAAGTAGATTTAAATGCAATGGAATCTCAATTAAAAAGAGCATTGGATGTATCTAAAATGAAAGATAAAATGAAACAAAAAAGTGCTCAAAAGAAACAGGATAAGGAAGATGAAATTTTACTTAAAGAAGAATTTAGAAATTCAGTCCCTAAATTCACCGATGACGAATTGGTTGAAGCTTTTGTAGATACAAAAACTTCTTCTAAAAAATCTAAAAAAGACAAAAAGGGTAAAAAATAGTATGTCAGCAATTTTTATATTATACACCATTGAAGATTTAAAATGGGACAAAGTCCCGATTTTAAATCTGTAAATGGGTTCCCTTTAGAATAATTAAATGGGACTTTGTCCCATTTTAATTATTCGTCGGTCTAAATATAATGTTATCATTTATGCCGATAAAATATTACGACGCTTATAAAAATGAACTTAGTGTTTTACTTTTATGACAGTTTGGACACATAGCAGTAAGGTTATCTACTGAATTGTCACCACCATCTTTCAAAGCTAAAATATGATCTATTTCGTAATTATGAGTTAATGTTTTATTGCAAGATGAACATTTCCATCCATTACGAGATGCTACAAATTTTTTTTTCGTTTCACTTACAGATCTTTTAATGTTTTCAGCATTTCCTCCACCATTCCATCCTTCTCTTTTACTATTTTGATTTTTTGTTTGTTTTAAAGAAGAATCCATTTCTCCATATTTTTCTGAAAATCCTTCCATAAACGAATTATTATTATTATTATTTGAAGATGTTATATCAAATATTGGAGTTAAAAAATCTTTAGAATTTTTGTCTATAGGCATATATTTAATACAATTATTAGCAGAAGATATTAATTCTTTTAAATTTTTGGGATTTTTTCTTAGAATATAATAAAAAAATAATACTCCTAATATTATAACACATATTTGAATATATTTTTTATAAGTCATAATTATCTTATAATATTTATTTTCTGTATATACATTGAAAATTAATATAGAAGCAATTAATATAATCCAAAATATTGGTGTCATATTATATTAAAATAATAATATTTCTTAGAATGTATCCTTTATTGGAGTCTCTATAGTAAATATATTACGATAAGTTATATTTAAATTTTTTGTTATCATTAATAATGCTAAGAAAAATAAAATTAATTTTATGACGGTATCTATTTTTTATATATATAGTTAGCTAAAATAATAAGGACAATAATAATAATAATTCCAATTATTTTTTTTTTAAGTTTTATAAAATTTACCCATTTAACATTTTCTGTATTATACAAAATATAATATTTTTCGTAAAAATCATTTAAAGATAATTGAGGTTTTTCAAATTTTTTGTTAATTTTATTATTGATAAACCATATATACTTTTTAAGTGATGTTTTATTATCCAAATAAGATGTTAGAGGATATTTATTTAATAAATAATTAAAAAATAGAGAAAAGTCGTTATTTGGAAAAAAATAGGTTGGCATGTTAATAATGAGATCATAGTATTTTTTTTTTGTAGTTGAATTTGGATATTTAGGATATCCTATTGCTATAGTTGTTAGAAAAAACATATAATGAGGTAACCAAATATCAATATTCAATTCTTTTTCTTTTTCATTAACCATTCTTAGATTATAATTTTATTTTTATTAAAAATTTATTATTTAAAAGTAAATTGTCATTAAATAATAAACAATATGAATAATATCACACAATTAAATTGTTCTAACTGTCTTAAATACGGCCATATATTTAGAAATTGTCGCATGCCAATAACAAGTTTTGGGATAATTTGTTTTAGAATAAATGAATCTAGAGAATTAGAGTTTTTAATGATATGTCGTGCTCATTCATTTGGATTTATAGATTTCATCAAGGGAAATTATTCTATCTCTAATTTAAAGCATTTACAGTCTATTATTGATGAGATGAGTATTCATGAAAAGAATAGTTTATTAACAGAATCATATGAAGTTTTAAAAAATATGTTATGGAAAACAGCTATAAAACTTGAAAATTATACTTCAGAAGATTTATCAAATAAAATAAAATTTGAAAATATAAAAGATAATATTCTTAAAGAACTAATTGAAAATAGTAAAACTGAATGGGATGAACCTGAATACGAATTTCCAAAGGGAAGAAGAAGCGGTCAAGAAAGAGAACTAGATATAGCAGTAAGAGAGTTTGAAGAAGAGACAGGATATTCAAGAGATATGATAAAAGTAATAAATAACATTGCTCCATTTGAAGAATTTTTAATAGGATCTAATTATAAATTTTATAAACATAAATATTATTTGGCATATATAAATAATAATATAAATATTATGGATAAATATCAAAATTCTGAAGTAAGTAAAATAGAATGGAAAACAATAGATAATTGTTTAGAATCAATAAGACCAAATGCTTTAGAAAAAAAGCAGGTTATTAAAAATATCCATAAACTTATTACTAAATTAACTATTGTTAGTGTATAGATTACACCTTTTAACATTTAGAGCAACACCGATTTTATTTGCTGGTTTATTTAGCAAATAAAATATTTTCATAACTCATTTATTGATAAAATACAACAACAAGTCGGCACTTAAAATCGGCTTTGCTCTAAATCCTCCTCGTTATAAATAAAATAATTTTTCTAAATCATTTTATTTTAAATAATAATAATAATAAATATAAAAAACTTATTATATATTAAAAATGAGTGTATTTCAAAAATATAACAAAGAAAAAGAAGAAGGAGAAGAAGAAGGAGAGGAAGAAGAAGGAAAGGAAGGAGAAGAAGAAGGAGAGGAAGGAGAAGGAGAGGAAGGAGAAGAAGAAGGAGAAGAAGGAGAAGAAGAAGAAGGAGAAGAGGATGATGATGAGGAAGAAACCGATATAACTTTTGCAAAAATTTCTGATAAAGTAGTTAGCGCAGATGTTGAGAATGCAGAATACGAAAATTTTAAAAAAAATCCTATAGATGTTTCACAATCATTTCTTTATCCAAATTTAAATGATCCTAATTTTAATATTCTTATAGCATCTAAGAAAGAATTTGCAGACACTATTTCTAACGATGATATAAGATTGGATATAAAGGATTATGCAGACGAATTAGGTTCTACAGAATTTGAAATTTCAAATAATCAAATTTTTGTAAAAAATATTTTATCTTTTCAAACTCCTTATAATAGCATGCTGTTATATCATTCGTTGGGGTCAGGAAAAACGTGTAGTGCAATAGGTGTAGCAGAAGAGTATCGTGATTATTTGCGACAAATGGGTATAAATAAAAAAATAATTATAGTCGCTGGAGAAAATGTACAAAAAAATTTTCAAGTTCAACTTTTTGACGAGTCAAGTCTTAAAGAATTTCCTCCAAAATCTGGATATTGGGAAATAAAAGGTTGTGTTGGTAATAAATTATTAAAAGAAGTTAATCCAACAAATATGCCAGGATTATCAAGAGAGAATATTATAAAATTAGTAAAAAATTTGATTAAAACATATTATAAATTTATAGGTTATCAAAGTTTTTATACAAGTATTGAAAAGGCAGAGGGAACAAGAGTTTCAAGAAAAAGGGGGGAGAAAATTGTTCTTCGTAAAATTAATGAAAGAGTTAAAAATAAAAATTTAAGAGATGAATATTCAAATTGTCTTATTATTATTGATGAAGCTCATAATTTAAAGTCATTTGATAAAAGTGGTAAAAGAAAAAAAAATATTGAAATAGATGAAGAAATTGTTGAAGAATATAAAGAAGCAGAACCAGATAATTTAACAAAATTGGTGAAAACAGTTGATAATTTAAAATTACTATTATTGACAGCAACCCCAATGTATAATTCAATGTATGAAATAATTTGGTTATTAAATATAATGAATTTGAATGATAGACGTTCAACTATAACCATAGATGATATTTTTGATAAACCGGTAGGAGATTTTAAAACTCGTAATTTAAAAATGGGTCCAAATGGAGAAGAAATTGGAAAAGAATTATTAATTCGTAAAGCAACAGGATATGTTTCATTTGTTAGAGGTGAAAATCCATATACATTTCCAAATAGAATTTATCCAGATGTATTTTCACCACAAAATACTTTTATGAATCCCGATTTTTCATATCCATCTTATCAAGCAGATGGTGAAGTCATAACAAATTCAATTGGTATTTTAAAAATTTATTTAACAACAATTGGAGAGATACAAGAAGAATATTACAATTATCTTATGAGTGATATAAGTCTTTTAAAATCTATTAATCCATCAATTATGAAAAAATATATTATGGCATTAAATATGATATATCCTCCTCAAAGTAGAGTTAGAATTAAAGGAGGTTCTGGAAAATCATCTCTTTTTGATACAAATTTTTTAAAAAAAGATTATAGTATTGGAAGTATAACTGGTAATAAAGTAGAAGAAGGAGAAGAAGAGGGAGAACAAGATATGGAAGAAAAGGGAAAAGAAGAAGGAGAAGAAGAGGGGGAAGAGGGAGAAGAGGGAGAAGAAGAGGGAGAAGAAGAGGGAGAAGAAGAGGGAGAAGATGAAGAAGAGGAAGAGGAAGAAATAGAACAAATAATGAGTCGTGTTAGCAAAAATGATTTAACCGGTAAAACTGGATTATTAAATATTATGAATTATGATAAAGAAACAAACCAATATGAATATAAACCAAATGTGCAACCGATTTTTTCTCAAGATGAAATTGGTAAATATAGTTCAAAAATCAAATCTATTTGCGAAAATATTAAATACTCTGATGGTGTCATATTAATTTATTCTTCTTCTATATCTGGGGGAATTATACCAATGGCTCTTGCATTAGAAGAAATGGGAATAACCAGATTTACTAGTAGTGTAAATTATCAAAATACATCTTCAAAAAAAATTGATAAAAAAATTAAAAAAATAAAGAAAGAAGCAAAATCATTATTTAAAAATAAAATACGAGACGATATTGATGCCAAAACTATGAAAACCCGAAAAGAAACTTCTGGAAAATTTATTTCATCAAAATATATAATAATTTCAGGACAAGATGATTTATCTCCAAATCCAGAATCAGATATTTCAGCAATAAAATCTATAGAAAATAAAGATGGTAATCTTGTAAAAGTTGCAATAATAACAGTAACTGGAGCAGAAGGAATTGATTTTAAATTTTTGAGACAAATACATATTATGGAGCCTTGGTATAATATGAGTAGAATAGAACAAATTATTGGTAGAGGCATCCGTAATTTTGGACATAAAGATATTCCTTTTGAAAAAAGAAATGTTGAAATATTTTTACACGGAACTCTTTTAACTGGTGAAAAAAAAGATACAGAAGCGATTGACTTATATTTATATAGATATGCAGAAGAAAAGGCAATTCAAATTGGAAAAATAAGTAGAATTTTAAAACAAACTTCAGTTGACTGTTTGTTAAATAACTGTAGAAAATTAAAACAGTTAGAAGATGGTTCAGAAAAAAATGAAAAACGAGAAGATTGTGGTCAAGACCAATTTAAAGATGTAATTGTATCACAAACTTTATCATCAGGAATGGAAATAAAACATAGAATAGGAGACGAACCTTTTTCATCTATATGCGATTATATGGAAAATTGTTCTTATTCTTGTTTGCCAGATGCACCAGATATACCAGTTAATTCAAATTCATATTCTGAAAAATTTATATATGATAATATAGATAAGATAATTCAAAAAATTAAAGGATTATTTAGAGAGCGTGTTTTTTACAAAAAACATGATTTAATATTACTTTTAAATAGTCCAAAAAAATATAAGATTTCTCAGATTTATGCAGCATTAACACAAATAATTGATGGAGGAGAATATATACTAGATAAATATGAAAGATATGGTTATTTAATAAATATTGGAGATTATTATTTATTTCAACCAATTGAAATAGAAGATAGAAATATTTCTATTTATGAAAGAGAAACACCTCTTTATTATAAACATAAAGGTATAAAGGTATATTATGATGAAGAATTTTTAAAAAAACAAAAACCAGTTATATTTGAAGAAGAGGATGAAGAAGAGGATGAAGATGAAGATAGAGAAAAAGAAGAAAGTGAAAAGGGTGAAGAACAAACTCAAGAAGAAATAATTATACCAGAACAAAAAGATAGAAGAGATGAAAAAGATGAAGAAGAGGAAGAGGAAGAAATTATTGTATTACCACCAAAACAAGAAAAAATAAAAATAGTTAAAAGACCTAGTATTGCTACTAAAATAATAGAACAGTTACAAAAAGATTATGAATTATGTCTAAATTATCAAACTTTAACTTCATTACAAAGAGCCGAATTAGATATAAATAAAAGATTTGGTTTTATTATTAATAAACTTGTTAAAGATGGATATAATAATGATATATTAAATTTAATATTATTTGACATTTTTTTAGACAGATTAACATATAATGATAAATTTATATTGATAAAATATATTTATAAACTTAAAGATATTGAACCAAATAGTTATATTGAAAAAATTAAACAGTATTTTGATAAAAAAATAATAATAAATCGTGAAGAAGAACTTATTGGATTAATTTTATTTAAACCAAATACTCGTTATAAACAAGAACCAGTATTATATATTTTTAATGAAAAGGGAGATTTAATTTTAGCAAACCCTTCAGAAAGAGAGGCACTTAGAGATTCAATTACCGAAAAATTTAAAATTGAAAAACAAAATTATGGAGATTTTATAGGTTTTTTAACAACTACAACTAAAATTCAGAGTGTTATTTTTAAAATAAAAGATAATACTATTGCTAAAAATAGAAACACCGGTTTTGAGTGTGATTCAAGTGGTAAAGCCGGGTTAATTATTTTATTAAATAAATTCTTAGATGAAAACAGATTTAATAAAGATAATACAAAAGGTATTGTTGTTGTTGATTTATGTGTTTATTTTCAGTTTTTATTAAGATATTATAATAATCAAAGAATAAACGGCAAGATTTGGTTTTTTGACTTTGAAATGTCAATGTTAAATGTTATTGATAAAGAAGCAATAGATGTAGTTAATATTGATAACGAATTGAAAAACCTTGATAAGTATATTGATGTTGATGTTGAAATTATTGATAAAAAAATAATTAAAGGTAAAAAATCTTAGAAAATAATTAAAATTTATATAAGTCCCATTTTAATTCTTTGCGATATAATAATAATTTATATTTATATTTAAAAATATAATATATTTTTATAACTATGAATATTAGTTATCAAACTCAAAGTGAATTATTATTAAAAAATATATTAACTTTTTATGAAAATCAAGATAATATTCAAGAAATGTTAAAAATTATTACAGGAGAATCTAAAATATCTCTTCGTATTGTTGATTGGTTTGTAACAAATTATTCTAAGAAATATTTTACAAACTATATTATTAAACAAAATAACGGAGAAAATATTCGTTTTAAAGTCTATATTGATTATAAATTAAAACTAAAAGCATATAGTAAGAGAGGATTTGACAGTTTTTGTCGTTGGGAACGTATTAAGATACCATTCGGAGAGGGAAAATTTATTGAAACTACTTTAGGACAATGTAATTTTTTTGCATGGTGTATTAAAAATAACATATTGAAATATATTGATGACCATTTTGTTGAAATTGAAGATGATATGATGAAACGAAACTCTACATCTAAGAAGAAAGAAATTAGTATTGACGGAATTACTATAAATAGTGGAAAAACACGAAAAAAAAGACAAGAGCTTAGTACAAGTGCAACTAAAACAATTAGAATTGAAGATATTGCAGTAGAATTATGTTTTAATTAATCAATCATTTACCTTTATTCTAAGAGAAAATTCATATATGAACAACATGTTATTTTTCTTATAAAAATGAAATAAATTATATAAATTTTATTTTATATAATATAATCATAAATGGAAAATTTTTCGGAAAAAAATATAAAAGAAATTTTATTTGATACAAAAATATCTAATAACCCCAAAATAATATATTTAACTATATATGAATGTGAAGATAATAATAAATATGCAAGTTGTCCTATAAATTTCCAAGATGACAGTTTTACAATACGAGATTTAATGGATAAAAATCATTTTATAAATATTATTATAAATAATATGAAAAATATTAAATGTATTTTTATAAGAAGTGGTGAAAATTCATCAACTACAGAAACCTATTTATTACACCTGTAGCCTTTATAATACTTATAAATTATTCATAAAACATTTATAATTTTTGTTAGCATATATGCTAACAAAAATAACAAACCCGATATCACGCCAACCACAGTCATAGCACTCAAAACGTCTCCTAAAGTCGGTGTTTAGAGAAACGCCGATTTTATTTGCTGGTTTATTTAGCAAATAAAATATTTTTGCAACTCATTTACGGGTAAATAAATACGACAAGTCGGCACTTAAAATCGGCATTGCTCTAAATATATAAAGTATAACAGGATTCCATTTTTCTATTTACACCCTTGAAGATTTAAAACCGCACCTTTCTGTATAAAATGAAAGGAAACTTCAAGGTTTGCCTATTTCAAGGCATGTAAATTTTGATTTTGGGAATTC